ACCACCCGAGAGGATCGAACTCTCCTGCAACGGTATGTAACACCGTGGCTCTCAACCAGAAAGCGAGAGTGGCATGTGGTAGCCGATTAAGGAGTCGAACCTTCTCTGCGTGACTTATAAGGATCACTGTACTCTACCGGAGTACACATCGGCCATGAATATACGCCCGCGATGCCGCCTTTACACCATCTAGTCCCTTATCGGGGCCAGAGAAGGAATCGAACCTACTCCTCGGACTCATTTGTTGGTCCCTTACGGGAACCGCTCGACCGGGTAGAATTATCCGGTGGCGACCATCCCGCTCCTACGAGCGACAGACTCAGCCTCCCCATAAATAGGTTCGTTCGTCAATCGGGTGAACCACTCCCTAGCCACGTATCGTCTGCGGCACGCTCCCTCGCACGGTGAGTGTGTTTGGTGCTTCCCCTGAGATTCGAACTCAGACTGTACCGGGCTTAAACCGGACGCCTCTGCCATGTTGGGCTAGAGAAGCATGTTTGGTGCATACTAAGAGATTCGAACTCTTACCCCCGGAGGGACTGGTTTCTAAGACCAGAGCGTATACCATTCCGCCAAGTACGCACGTTGTGAAGGCTCGCCTCGTTGAACTGCCTGCCCGTTGCCGGGTATGTCTTACGCCAAACTAAGGTCCGCCTTATGTAATGGAGTTGAGCAAGAAAGCGAATTTCAGCGCCCGCTTCCCGCCTCAACAGGGGACTTACGTGTACCGACCTTGCTCCACGCAGTAGGCTCTCGCCCATCTAGGTGAAGATCAAGCGTACTAAACGCCCGCATAAAATGGAGGTATCTATCGGATTCGAACCGATGTAAACAGGGTTGCAATCTGTCTCCTCGCCTCTCGGACAAGATACCATTGTTAATTCTAAGGGCCAAGATTCCATGAAATCCTCGTCAGAGGGTCATTTCATAGGTTTGCTATTGTGAATCGCTTCTAGGGTCGTTTTTGCCACCTAATTTGCACGATTAGCCTGCTAAATCTGGACCCCTAGACCCCCACTCCTCACCCATAGACATATTGAGCGGGATTTCTCGCTCGATTAGACCCTTACGAGTCCATCGAACACTGAACAAAGGTTCTCCACTCGGAGCCACGAAACGCTTAGGGCGATGTTGCTTCTGCAAGTGTGACTGCGCACGGGCTGGTGAAGTGAACTCTGCTTTGCAATGCCCACACCCTGTACGTAGCATGTACTTGCCGTTACGAATGGAAATGCTCATCTAGTAAGTCTCCTCTATGTATTTGGTCAGGATAGAAGGATTCGAACCTTCGACTTCTCGCTCCCGAAGCGAGCACGCTACCAGACTGCGCTATACCCTGATGGTCAGAACGGCAGGATTTGAACCTGCGACCACTACAACCCCAATGTAGTGCGCTACCGGACTGCGCTACGCTCTGATGAATTTGGTCAAGGTGTACAGAATCGAACTGTATCCACATGCTCCCAAAGCACGTGTGCGGCCACTACACCACACCAAGATGGTACCATGTACGAGATTCGAACTCGTATTCTCCTGTTTGAAAGACAGGCTTCCTAAGCCGTTAGAAGAACATGGCATGATTGGTAGCCCGCACCAGATTCGAACTGGTGATCTTCACCTTGAGAGGGTGACGACTTTGCCGCTTGTCCAGCGGGCCACGCTAATTGTTGATGCGAGCGTGAACCTCACGCACTGCATCAGTTACTTCTTGTACGTCAGCATCACCGAATCGGTTGATCGACTCTGCGATACACGATCCTCTGCATCGTGCAAGAGAAAGGTCTAACGTTTCTGTAAGGATGACTGTAGGCACTCTACGCTTGTCGGTGTCATGATGCGTACGTCGCTCGTACATCTTCATGATCTTGAATCGCTCAACTTCATCAGCACGAGCGCCGGTTGCCGGTGTGCCTACGAAGTTTACGAATGTCTCAGAGTACGCTGTTGCCATGTAATCCCCTTTGTTTTGGTGGAGGCGTGGAGAATCGAACTCCAATTTTGCGGGTGCAAACCGCCCGTGTAGACACCACTAGCACTACACCCCCACATATGGTGTTCGTTTCGTGAACCACTCGTCGGGCTGGTATACCGAAGGTCTGTTTGCGTCAGACCGCGTTTGGCTGGAAGTGAAGGAGTCGAACCTTCAAACGCATGGTTCAAAGCCATACTGCTTTACCAGTTTGCATAACTTCCAACGCGAATATGGTGTCGCCACACCGGATCGAACGGTGACCTCAAGGGCTTCAACCTAGCGTACAGACCAACTATACGATAGCGACATGTTTGGCTGCGCAGACTTGGATTCGAACCAAGATTGCCGGATTCAGAGTCCGTCTTCCTACCATTAGAAGATCACGCAATGTGTGGCGGTCCCCAAGAGATTCGAACTCTCTGACTCTTGATTGACAATCAAGCACCGATACCCTTTGGCTTCGGGACCACGCTAATAAGGTTGTTTGGTACAGCAGACAGGATTCGAACCTGCACAGCATGCTTGGAAGGCACGAATGCTTGACCGTTGAACATCACTGCTGCACGTATATGGTCAGGGGCAACGGATTCGAACCGATGCTGCTGGCGTCACAAGCCAGAGTGCTAGGCCACTAACACTAGCCCCTAATGATTGGCGCGCCGCAAAGGAATCGAACCCTCACCTACGGGCTTCGAAGGCCCGTGTACTATCCGTTATACGAACGGCGCATGATTTGGCAGGACGACTCGGATTCGAACCGAGAATAGCAGTTTTGGAGACTGCCGTGATAGCCGTTTCACTATCGACCTATGATTTGGTCGGTACCGTGTGAATCGAACACACCTTCACGTGCTTATCAGGCACGCCCTTTCCACCAGACAGGCAGATACCGAAGGCTGCGGCTGACGCACTCCTTGTGCGCCACGTAATCCTCCCGTGCATAGGAGGGCCACAGAAATGTTTGGAGAGCCGAGTCGGGATCGAACCGACACCCTTGAGGGTAAGAACCTCCTGCACCACCGTTGTGCTACCGGCCCATGTATGGCGTCCCACACAGGAATCGAACCTGCATCGTATCCTTCGCAGGGATACATCCTATCCGTTGAACGAATGGGACAATGTTTGGTGAGTCCGGTAGGGATCGAACCTACGACCATGTGCTTAAAAGGCACTTGCGACTACCGCTGCGCCACGGACCCATGTTTGGCTGGCATGATAGGAGTCGAACCTATACGTATCTTTCAACGCGTGGTTAACAGCCACGTGCGGCTACCATTTCGCCACATGCCAACGCTAATACGAGGGTTCTTACGTAGGAATATACCCACAACCTACACATGTAATGTGAGTAGTTTTACCCCATACTCAGGGGTCATATGACAGGATTGTTGGTTCCTGCAAGGCCGGTAACGATCCAATTAACAGTTAGATGACCGTCCAACTCACGCCGGGTTCCACCCTCACGCTTCGACTTTGGTAAGTCTTGCACAATCCTTACGGTCCCATACCTATGTATTACTTCCGGGGTGGCTGTTACACCACTTGCGCTTTTTACGCTACGTGCCCCGCCTACGCCTCGTTAGAAACGTTATTAGCGGTACATATGTCTGAGGGTTATAAGCCCTCATTATCAAATCGACGGTTCAGAACCAAGACTTCACCGACAACCCTGCTCAAGCGTCTTACTTACGTGTCGCAAGTGCAGTCGCGAGTTGCACGTGTCCACGACCTCCATCCGTCTATACCGGACGCTCCTGATTTGGTGCCTTGGGAGAGATTCGAACTCTCGTACCCCGAAGGGGACTGGTTTACAGCCAGCCTGCTTTATCCTCTTGCATACCTTGGCATGATTGGCGACCCTACAAGGATTCGAACCTTGTCCTAAGGCTTAGAACACCCATATGCTGTCCGTTACACTATAGGGCCATGTATGGCGGAGACAGAGAGAGTCGAACTCCCACAACCTTTCGGTCATCAACGGGTTCAAACCGCATAAGCACGCCAATGCGTGTCTCCGCGCTAGTATGGACGCCATGTATCTGCTTCGAAAAGACTCCGGTGGCATAGCCACGGGGATACTCCGCGTCCGTATATGTTGGTGCAAGTGGCGAGAGTCGAACTCGCGTTCCCCTACTTGGCAAGCAGGTATGTTGGCCGCTACACCACACATGCACAGAATTCAGTTGTTAACGCGGCGTTGCCAGTTGCCGCTCCGTTTGTTGTTACTACTATAGCAGGGCTGTCAAGGCTTGTCAACCCCTAATTTTGAGAGTGTGGCGGATAGTGCAGGATTCGAACCTGCGGTACCTTGCGGTACACTTAGGTAGCAACCAAGCGCTTTCGTCCACTCAGCCAACTATCCACGCTAATAACCGACAACACTGCCGGTACTACTTATACCTGCCAGCAGCAGAAAATGTAACATCTACATTATGGCAGGTTATTCTGAGGCTGTCAAGTCCTTGTTATGCTTTACCTCTAGTTCACGGCGCTGCGCACCGAATTCTCGGTCCTCACGCTGGTTCTGAGTCTCTGCTACTTCTTGGATATCTACTTCACGGCCCATTAACTTATTAATCGTGCGTAATTTCATGAAGGGCACATACCCAACGGCGATTAGCACGATGACAAAGAGAACGCCGCCAAAGTCTGCATCTGGCGGAACACCATTAAATGTATCACGCCAAAATCCAATTGTCAACAGGGCAAAGAACGCACTGGCGAGCGCGTTGATGATGGTCCCGCCTGTTAATGTTTGCAGGATGGCATTGCGAGGGCGATCCTCGTCAGCCTTCCAGATTCTAAATACCTTCCACGCGGAAGGCAGCGCCAAGATAGGCATGAGACTCAAGATAGCCACGCCCGCAAGGAACAATATGTCTGTTGCTGTAGTTGTTAATTCCATTGCTTACCTCTGAGATTGCCGCACGACAACCTCTTGTGCCCTACGGGCTTCTTTTAGTATCTGTTCTATACGACCACGCTGCATAGATGAGCGTTGTACCTCGTCACGAGCAGGGGACAGTACCTCCTCGTTGGAACTCTTGTCTGTTGCCTTGGTCTTCACAAAAAACTCCCACGGCCAGCGCATTACTTATTACCCTTCTCGGCCCGGATTCGCTCTAGGAGCCGATCTTCTCGATCCTTGTCGATTTCCATTTGGTTGCGGGCTTCCCATGCGTCGGCCATCCTTTCCATACCATCATTAGCAGACTTCAAAGCCGCAGTAAGTTCCCTTATCTGCACCCTAAGTTCGTCTACTATGGCTGACGCGTACACCCATCCACGGGCGAAGGCCATGACTGCCAACGTCAGCGCTCCTACAAGACCACCAGTTGACACACCATTTAGGATGAGATTGATGAAGTCAATATTTGGAGTTGTAGGGTCCATTATAAACTAGGCTCCGAGTCGAACTTACCATCACGAATGTCAATGTCGCCAGAGGCGAACACAGCCGTGATCTTATAGGCATGAGTGCCTGACTGAGCAGCAGAAATTCTAATGAAATAGAATCCGGCTGCCTCCCGAACGAAATCTACGCTCGGGTACGTTATGGTTGTCAGGGTGTCGTCTGGATTGGACACAACGCACACAAGAGTGCTAGGGTCCAATGCCGCCCCTGAGTCGATATCGGTGTACGCCAAGTATAACCTCAGCGTTTCACCAGTCTCGATGATCTTTCGCATTACTTAACCTCAATCCTTTCAGATTGCCCCGGTACTCTGATTCTACGTCCACCAGCACCGGCTCTCGCCCACTCACTGTTGCCACCCTGATTCCAAGCATTGTCGTATCCACGGTCGTGAATCTCCTCGCCTGAATGGCCCGGATTGTAGAATCCAATCTGCGCATCAGCCGTAAACGAACCGATGTTTGTTTCGATTGACACGATTAATGCGTCGGCAGTAAACGAGCCACTGTTCGTGCGCTGTATTACAGCGTGTGCGGTGAAGGCACCAAGCACGCTGTTCTGGATAACGGCGTCTGCGGTGAAGTCGTACACCGCTGCCGTCTGGATAAGCGCATCAGCCGTGAATGAACCAGACTCAGTACGCTTGATGATGCTGTTCGCACTGAATGAGCCAGTGTTAGGAGCGAGGATGATTGCGTCCGCAGTGAAGTCGTCTGACTCCGTTCTGCGAATGGTGCTATCAGCCGTAAACGTACCGTTAAACGTACGCTTGATGATTGCATCGGCCACGAATGATGATGCGAATGTTCTTCGGATCACGGCGTCCGCTACGAACGATCCACCAAGGATGCCGGTTATGTTAGCATTAGCAGTGAACGAGCCGGTAACTCTCTGGCTGATGATTGCATTAGCCGTGAAGTTTCCTGCGGTCGTCTGCTTGATAACCGCGTCCGCTGTGAACGTGCCTACGTTGATCGTTTCGATCATGGCGTCTGCGGTAAAGCCAGCCTCGTATGCACGCTTGATGTTAGCGTCTGCCGTAAACGCACCCGTGATGATGCGCTCTATCATTGCATCGGCGCTGAACGATCCGGCTACAGGTGCGCGAATAACAGCATCCGCACTGAATGATCCCGCTTCTGTTCGACGCACAATTGCATTGGCGGTAAATGACGCTGACTCGGTACGCCGGATGATCGCGTTAGCGCTGAATGATCCGGCTACAGGAGCCTTGATTACAGCGTCAGCCGTGAATGAGTTGAGCGCAGCACCAGAGATTGTAGCATTAGCAGTGAATGATCCTGCTACAGCGTTACGTATTACTGCGTCTGCGGTAAATGATCCGAACGTGTTGGCCCGAATGATCGCATCGGCTATGAATCCAGACGATACTGCCGCACGGATTACTGCGTTAGCAGTAAACGATCCGGTTGGAGTAGTTCGAATACGAGCATCAGCGGTAAATGACCCTGCTTCTGTTCGTCGCACGATAGCGTCTGCGGTGAAGGCCGCAGGAACAGCAGCGCGGATAACAGCGTCAGCCGTAAATGAATTCGTAGCGGCTCCACTGATGGTAGCATTGGCCGTAAACGACCCGCTCTCTGTGCGTCGAACGATAGCATCGGCACTGAATCCGCTTGTGGTACGAGCGAATATATTTGCATCCGCAGTGAATGAGCCAGCAACAGTACGCCGGATTATGGCGTCAGCACTGAATGTACCGCCTACAGCATTGCGGATAACGGCGTCTGCCGTCAGGTTGCCGCTGTAAGTTTGTCGCACAACCGCATCAATAGTAAAATTGCCTGCGACTGCTGATTTAATGACGGCATTTGCTGTTAGTGATGCACTCACCGGGGCGCGAATTACCGCGTCGGCGCTGAAAGATGCTCCTACAGGTGCCCGAATGATCGAGTCTGCTGTGAATGAGCCTGATATGGTACCGGCAGAGCCGATCAGGTTGTTCCACGTATCAGACCAGTCGCCCCACTTGATTATCTTAGCGTCGGCGGTCAGTGACGCAGTAATCGCAGCGCGAATGATCGCATCTGCGGCAAAGTTGCCGCTGTACGTCTGCCGCAATACAGCGTCGGCTACAAATGAGCCTGTTGCGCTGTTGCGAATTACGCCGTCTGCCGTGAATGATGATGCTACAGCATTACGCACCACTGCGTTAGCGGTGAATGATGATGCAACCGTCTGCCGAATGATTGAATCAGCCGTAAACGAACCAGTAGCAACGGTGCTAATGATAGCATTGGCCGTAAATGTAGCACTCTCGGTGCGGCGAATGATGCTGTCTAGAGTTAATGATCCGAAGCCCGCACCAACGATGTTAGCGTTTGCCGTAAACGATCCTGCGACCGCATTCTTGACAACCGCATCTGCCGTAAACGATCCGGCTACAACACCACGGATGATCGCTACTGCGGTGAACGAGCCTGTTACTCGGCTAGACAGAGTAGCATCAGCCGTGAAGGTCGCGCTAACACGCTGGCTGATAACAGCGTTGGCCGTAAAGGATGATGCGACTGCGTTCTTGATAACCGCGTCAGCGGTGAATGATCCAGTAGGCGAACCACCCGCAGGGTTAACGGCAAACATGATACCCGCCGCATCGGTCTGTGGGGAAACATTATAAAATGCAGCAGGGTTAGTAACATCTTCCGTCAAGATGTTAAAGCCATGAGGGCCAGTTATCTTTGTGGCGTCAGAACCTCCACCGGCGCTAGACGGAGGCTTGCTTCCTGTGGAATCAAGAATCGTCCACCACCCGGCAGGATTGCTAAATTGATCTTCATAAACTGTTGTTCTAACACCCTCAACTGCCGAAGCAACAACTAGCGCTTGACCCGCAAGCGCAGTGCCGCTCATGGTGGTAGTGATTGACGTTGAATTCACAACAGGTTTAACTGGCGCAGGAGTCGTTGCTATGGGTGTAGATTGGTTCACGCCACGGAGAATGATAGCGCTCATCGTCGCCTTTTCTCCGTTGGCTAAGTTGCTTATATTAACATGGGGGATGGTGCCAGCAGTTTGAACAAACGTATACGCAACACACAAGAAAACCTGATCGTTAAAAGCATCACGAACCTGTGTCCACGGCCCTAAAACGGCGGTTCCGGTAGCCTGCCAGTTAGGATTAAGGTCGTTCATACCAACCTGATTGATTGCAAGGGCGGCAATGACCATATCGCCAGCCTGTACGTTAATCAATAGGTTGTTATATGGCCCTAAACCACCGTTCATCTGCCAAGAAGCCTGAGCGGTTTGAACGTTAGTGCCGCCACCAGAACCGTTATCTCCTGCGGCCCCACCTACATACTGAATAGCCATTATGACCCCGCTCTCACGCGGCGGAACCACGTAGTGTTACTTAGCGGCGAGGGCACAGTGAAGCGTGCTTGTCGGCCAGCGTGAGCGACAGGTACGCCGTTTGAAGGCATAGGCGTCCACGCAGTGCCGTTGTAGTATTCCCAACCAGTTGCGTCGGGGTACGAGCGATAAACCAACAGGTTTCCTGAGTCAAACGTGTTGACTGTATCAAGGTGTATCTCAAAATACATATCGCCCGTAGCCGCAGGAGGCATATTGAAAGTGAATGTAGGAGTAGTATCTGTTACGGCTTCTGCGTTCGCGGGCGGCGCTATCCATGAAGCACCTTCGGGTACGAACGCGCCAATCTCGGCATCAAGTGTGAACGAGCCTGAGACTACGCTGCTGATTACGGCGTCAGCGGTAAAGGCTGCCGTTTCCGTGCGTCGAATAATGGCGTCGGCAGTAAATGAGCCAGTGGCTACCGTGCTGATCGTCGCGTCAGCGCTGAACGATCCAGTAACAGTGTTGCGGATTACCGCATCAGCAGTAAAGGAACCAGCAGCCGTGTTACGAATGATAGCGTCAGCGGTGAATGATCCAGTAATAGTGCTAGGCGGCGTAGCCCAATTGAACGACCGGATTGCCGCTCCCCAATCGCGGGAGGTCATACCAGTCTTGCTTAGGCCGTTAGTGCTGCCTGCGGTTGGAGCGATCAGATACGCGCTCGATACTGTTACGTTGCTGTTGGCAGGGTTACCAGTGGTACCGGCTCTTTGTCCGTTAGTTGAAGGGATAACCCATGTACCAGCAGTATCACCAACCGGGCCTTCCGTGCCAACGACACCCACACGCACTGATTCTGTACCGCCCACGATTGGGCCGGTAGCAGCGGTGCTAGCGGCTGTGCCAGGGCCGGTGTTCTGTGCTGACTCAGCATCGGTCGTGAACCATGTCTGCCCGCCACCCGTAACGCTTGAGCGAAATGAGTCAATGACCATAGCCTTAGCAGTAAGCGCTGCGGCCCACGTAGCAGTAACCGTACGAGTAGCAGTAGCGTCAGCCACACACCAAGCAAGACGTGTTCTCACACCTGCGCCGACCACTGCCGTTCCAAGCGTTAGTTGTTGGGTGCCCCAAAATACGCTATCTAGAACCTGATCATCATATGCAAGAGAGACAACAAGCAGATCACCAGCATTCAGAGTGACTGATGCTGCTGCCAGCGTCGTACCGCTTGTTTTGCTTACCGCTTGCGGACGTGCGGTACGGGTTACAGCCATAAGGTTGAGTCCTTTAGTGTACGAACTATTGAGTTAGTTCGACTCTACGAACCCCATTTGCAGTAGCAGCGGAGCGTAGAGTGGTTCGTCGCCCATTTCAATCGTACCATTCGGTAGAATCCAAATGACATACGGGCGGCGACGTTTCTGCTTATAGCCAATGGCATATACGCGAAAGCCGGGGACATTCTCCCCGCCCGCTCCAATGGAACCGAACACTCGGCTCTTGATAATCGGCTTGGCCCCTTCGGGCACCTGACACGCTACCACTGGCAGTGTAGTATTTCCAGTCGGGATCAGTGAAATCTCTTTCGTTTGATTCAACTGCTCTTTTGCAGCCCATCCTTTTTCATCTAGGCTGAATTTGTGGTTGCTGCCGTCATTGAGTTGAAGGGCAACCTCGTATTTAAAGGGTAGTGCCATTGAGTTGACTTTCCTTCCTGAACCTTCTTAGGTTTCGTCGTACTGGTAGTTAATTGTTTCCTGAGTCCACGGTCCAGCCGTCGCACCCGCTGCGGGCTGCAACTGCAACTGTAGAGACTTCGTTACGTTGTTCAACGTGCTGTATGATGCAGTGTCCCAAGTTCCCTTGGCACCTGACGTACGAGTGTACGCGTCGATATCGGCTGCCAACGCCGTAGCCGAAGGTGTCACGCCACCTGTACCCGGCGTTGCGCCACCAGTACCAACCTGCTCCTTAGCACGAAGGGCAACGTTTGCCTGACCCGTACCGTCAGTCCACCACAAGAAGTTCGTTACAGCGTTGGCCGGTGCTGCATCAATCTTCAAGCGAAGGTTCTTAACGAACGAGTTAGTGCCTGCGGCAACAGGGTTGTTCGCACGAGTGGTAGCGTCCGTAGCAGCGCTGTCGATGCTTAGGAAACTGATACCAGTCTGTGCAGTTGATTCTGTTGCTGCGTTTGCTCCGGTGTATACCCGGACTGAAATGGTTGCTGCCATTTACTTTCCTTTCCTTACTTCGCCCTAATGCGGCGATACCACGTACCACGCTCCAACGGAACGGGCAGTGTAAACCTAGCGAGGTTCCCAACAGCGGTGTTGGGTACGCCAGATGTGAGCATTGACACCCACGCGGTGCCGTTGTAGTATTCCCATCCTGTAGCACTCACGCTTGAGTCATAGAATCGGTAATTACCTGTGTTGAATGCTGCCGTTCTGTCGAACTCTAGTTCGAATGAAACCGCTCCGCCACCAAGGGCAGGAACGGTAAACTCCACGGCAGGCGTCATGTCGGTCAATAGTTCTCGGTTGCTAGGTGTAGCCCACACGGGACCGGGCACCGCGTTGATCTGAGCATCCATAGTGAACGAGCCACCATAAACGCGCTCGATCATGGCGTTGGCGGTAAACGATCCACTGTAGACAGTAGGAATGATGCCTGTAGGAATTTCCAACTCGGCCCATGACACAAACACGTCGCGCCGTACGCCGGGGTTGCCACCTACGGTACCTGTTACTTCAAACTCGACCGACAAGGTAGCCCATTCAGCGCCAGAGATAGCGCCTGTGATAGTCTGCGCCTGTTGAGTCCATACCTCAGTGATTAGGTTATGCGTGAAGGTGTGCAACACGGTTGCGCCCTTCTTAAATCGCACGATAAGGTTTCTATCGTTGCCACCAGACAAATCCTTGGCATATGCGTATCGCAACGTCTTGGTTCCAGCCTGCGGAGGCAATCCGGTAGACAAGCCAATAGCGCATATGCTATTGTTGCCAGAGCCAACCGAAATGTATGAGAGGTCGTCGCGCACTGCGTCGTTGATCTGTCCATACAGCGGCGTCGGGAACCAAGTGCCTACGGCTATGTCACTGTTGGGTCGAATGAACTGAGCCATCAGTTAAAATCCTGCGTAGAAGGAGCACGCAACGCTGAACCAGCCGCTGCCGCCCGGTGCGGTGTTAGGAATAACATCGCCTGTGGTATTAACTCTTAGTTCGGCCCACTGACCTACTGCCGCGCTGGCAAAAATTAAGTTAATGCCCGGTCGGAATCCGGCTGGCAACTGAAATGCCGTAGTGCCTATCGTTCCACCAGCAATCAAGCCCTCCATATGAACATAGCCCAATGCATCCTTGCGATATCTAACGGGAGTAAAATTTAAGTCAGCGTAAACGCCCCAACCGCTAGCGTAACCGGAGGTCACGTTTGTCCAGCCTATCTCGGCAGGATTATCTACATAGGCCGCGTAGCCCATGTCTTGAAACATAACCGTATCAATGTAAAGCGCACCAGTGCTAGTGCCACCATACGAGTTGGTTGCTATTATGCCAGCATTTGCGTCAGAGGTAATGGTGTAGTATTTTTCGAAATACTCCCAAGAGTTGTTTGTCCAAGTTCCAGACCTCAACACGCCTAACTGTCCAGTGACTCCTTCTAGAGCAATTCCCGCACCAGATTGTGAAGTAAACGATCCAGACGTTCTCATTCTGAATGATAGTCTATACGTTCTGCCCGCATATACAGTAACATTTTGCCCAAGGAATCCATAGGCGATTCCTGAACCAGTGTATCTTAATGAATAGACACCTTCGTAGGCGGTATCAGTAACAGCAGCAGCCGATGTAGTAGCCGAACCACCAATAGTAGGCCATCCTGCCAATCCCTGCTCAAACGATCCGTTCCTGATAAGGTTTCGTCCACCGGGAGTAGACGGCATTGATCCAGAATCCAGCCGAACCATTCTGAAAGTAGCACGCAGTCTCATGCTTGATGATGCAGAGTAGCCATAGTCAATGTTCGATCCGGCGTCATGACCGAATGTGGTGTGAAGATAGTCGCCCGGTTGTAGATATACAATCGTGCTGGCTTGAATGATGCCACCGTGTGCAGTTGAACCCTGATTAACAGGGATTCTAGTAGCGGCCTCATCTACGCCATTCTTTAGAATAACCAGTTCTCTATAGCCAGTGAATGTAGGATTGGTATGATGGCCCGAGGCAATTACATAGTACAATCCACCTAGTCCTGCGGGAACGGTCAGCCTACCGTTGTTTGTAGTGGTGTCGTGGAACCCATCGGTGTCCATGACCTCAGAGTTGTAAGGGATGAGTGTGGCCGAACCGCTATTGCATACGATGGTTGTATCATGGTAAGCGATTACACCGATGCCTTGCCCTACCTTGCCAGAGTCCAATTTGGCAAGCATGAACTTAGAGTTAGACGTTATGTTAATAGTTGCGCCCTGCGACTGGTAAACATATGCTTGCACATAGTCTCCTGCTGCTAGGTCTACAACCGCCGAAACAGTATTGTAAGTTCCTACGCCAGTGACGGTAGCGTTTTGCCAGTGTGAGACAACGTTAGAGTTCTGATCACCATTCTTTGTAATTATCAACCCACGAAAGCCAGCAGGAGTTACCTGACCTTCAAAGCCCACGTTAGCCGTAACCATATACTTGCCACCGAGTCCAGCAGGAATAGTTAGTCGAGTCAATGCCCCCGAAGAATGGAATGAGTCGGTATCAAAAGTCTCTGCGTCCCAAGAGATAGGCGCATATGTGATGTTGGTCAATGGCTGTGTTGCAGACAAGGTTAGACTAGCGCCAATGAACGCCTGCGGCACCGAACGTATGGTAGCATCGCCACCCACGACAGACACGGTATCAGGCGGGAAGATCAACTTGCTTACGGTAGCGTTGGGTGTACCGTCAGTCTCGGCTGCGACAATCGTACCTCCTGTCAGGCCGGTCACCTGATTGTTTCGCACGTCTAGGAATCCACCGGCTACAGGGTTAAGCACGGCCTCGACCCAACGATTGCCTCGCTTGTCGATAGCCACACGAACCGGGTCTAGTAGGTTCGGCTTCATGCCGTTCTCTAGCCGGAACCCTGTAGATGGAACGGTCTCTCCGGGCAGGTATACACTACACGTGTTGGGCGGCGTACCAATGCTTGCCACCGTGCCCCATAGGATATCCACTCCCGCGCCAGAGCGCACCAAGGCGTTGATCCGCTCGTCTACTACGTTCTTGATGATTCTGTAAGCGTCGTTGAATGAAAATCCACTAAGCAAGATTGATAACTCGTTTCATACTGATCTTCTGGCGGCTTGTAAGCAACGGCACATTGAACGTGCTCACGATGAAGTTGCTAGCCAGTTCGGCGTAATTAGGTTCGATGACCTCTAGTACGTCATTGCCCTCAAGGGCGGGATGACAGATTGCTTCCATGTTGACCGTCTGGCCGATGATTCTCGTAGTGGTGAACAGGCTGCCTGCGGCCAAGTCCACGGACTCCTGAGAAGCCAGCACGCCAGATACCATGCGGTACACACGGTCACCAATGCGGTCGATATTGGTAGGGCTAAGAGGGTCAGTGTCCATTCGCTCTGCGGTGAACGGGGACTCCTCGATGCCAGTACCCGTAACGTGTACGTGATTGTAGAGGCGCTCGTCGTCGGTCACGGATCGAATCAGGTAGGCTAGGTCGCCCGCCTCATCACCATATCCGTATGACCATACGGTAGCACGGCTGATATCAGATCGAGTATCCTCCGTACGCAATACGCCCATTGGGTCGAAGAAAATGTCGATTGAATAGTTGTTGCAAACCTTTAAAAGTGCGTCACCTTTAACGTCACCCTTCTCAAACGCAATAGCCACTTGCAGGCGGTCTGAGTTTGCTGTACGACTATCTAGCGGGTCTAGAACCATATTTGTAACACCTGACTCATCTGCAAGCGTACGTACGAAGTCATTAATCAGCATGCCAGCAGGGAAAGTGCGAGGCTCGGGGAACTGCGCCTTGTGGAACTTTTTCCATAGGTCTGAGCCAGATAGCACAACCGTAGACATGCTGCGCTCGACCAATGTTTCGGTCTTGTCCACCATGAAAGTGCCCACAGGAACGTATTCGATTACGGGATTTTCCACGCTCTCGCTGATCACCAGTCCGCGCCACGGACGAATGATACGGTTAACGTAGAACAATCCACCCCACTGTCCAGTAGGACTGAACTCACCGTCCTCGTTTAGCAAGGACATGGCAAGCGTGCGTCGAGTACCTCGTGTGATATCTACGTCCACCACGCCGTCAATGAAGCCTTTATCCGGCCCGCTGCCACCTAGCACCACCACGGGGTTAAAGTCCGTGTCGAGAATCTCTAGTTTGCAGCGTACCTCTTGTATAGGACGCCGAAGCGCCTGCTTAAAAGACTCTGATGTAGGCCACATTAAACGACTTCAACCCATCCTGTAGAAATCTCTAGGTGCCCGCCAGTTCGATACTTGAAACCGGGGGCGTCGAACTCAACAAACCATACGTCACCGAATGGTGACTTCATAAGGTGCGGTCCCTTGGTGTTCTTCAATCGCTCCATGAACGCCTTAGTATCAGCAACCGCACTAGTGTCTGCAAGGGCAGTGATGCTACCCTCGTCACCAAGCACATTGCCACGCACTACGCGCTTGCGGTTAGATGACAGCGGTTCGAAGACTTCTTGCTGCACCACGGATGAGTGCTCCTCAGAGATAACGTTCAGTTCCAGTGCGATAGAAACGAAGTTGCCCATCAGGATCATGAACCAAGCATCGGTTACGAGCGCGATAGTTACCATGTCGCCCTGATTGCTCTCTAGCGGAATGTCTCCCACAACGGCCTTGTACTGTGTTACAATGTACTCATACTGCACCGTCTGGCCCGCACTATCATCGCGATATTCGGTGATGGTCGGGTCGGTGATATCCTTAAGGATCGTGAACAGTTGCTCTCCTACCACGCGCCGATAGATTCGATAGGTTACGAAATCGGCGGTGGTCAAGGTTGACTGGTCCCAATTTAACTGGATCGCTGATGATTCTTCAAGCGCGGTGCCGCTAAATCCTGTAATCGTAGGAGGCGGCGTCCACGCGGTTGTAACTACTTGTTCTGCGGTAGGCATTAAATTCCGTCCGTATCTACGGCTGTTACTTCGAACACGTATTCCGTATTGTTAATCAAGTATCCCGCTGGAATTACATGATTCTTGGTGCTAGAGATAACCGTGTTGGAGTCGTACCGGATCGTATCGTCCTCTCCACGGCGAACTCGCACGCGATAGTTAGCCTGAGCCTTACCTGCCGGTGATGAGTGTGTCCACGTTACTGTAACCTGAGGCGAGGTAATCGTGCTACCCGGAGCGGTGATTGCCACTACGGACGGCTGGCTAGGCTTGAACGTGATGTACGGTGACCATGCACCGTCTACGTTCTTGCTGTCTCGATATCGTACTCTCCACTTGTACACAGTCTCGTACGCGAGGGCGGGAGTTCCGTCCCACACGATTGAGTTAGTGCTGGCCGTTAGGCCGGTGGTCTTGACCTGAGTTGCAATCAGCGCGTCGGTCACGTTGTTGCGAACTTCAATTTCCATCTGCACCGGATAGTCGGCCCACTGTGTCTCGTCAGGGTCAACGAAGGTTGCGCTGAATGTCGGAGTCAGTGTACCCAATACCGCGCCAGTAATAGGCGTGATATCCTGCGGTGACTGAGGAGCAGCATTGATGTGGAAGTCCGCTAGCGCAGAGTAGTTGCCTGTCGGTCCAGTGCTCTTGACGTATCGCGCCTGCCATCGGTATGTGCGTCCTGCAACGAGCGCATTAGCGCCGTTGTAAACCTTGCTGAACGATGTACCTGATCCGGCCAATTCGCCAGAGTCCCACGTCAACGTAACGCCGTCTTCCTCGTAGATTCGAATGCGGAAGGTCGTAATGACTTCGGCATTGAATGTAGTACCAGTGAAGGTTGGCGTTAGGGTGGTCTGCCATGAGTTGTTGATCGGTGCTGTAAGCGTAGGCTGTCCAGCGGAGTCGGTCGTGAAGTCGGCCAAGCCGGTGTAGGGCTGGAACAAGTTGTCCGCCGTTCGTCGCACACGAATCTTCCACTTGTAGTTAGTGTTCCACGTCAGCGCAGCACCAGCGTAGGTGTGGCTATAGGTGGTGGCCGAAGTCTTGGCTACCGTGCCAGAGTCGTGCTTAACCGTCACACCGTCGCTCTCGTACACGATTAACTGGATACCGTTAAGTGCTTCGTTCCACGCTCCTGTGAAGTTAGGAGTCAAGGTGGTGATCGGAGAACCTAGCGGCGCAGTCTGCGTCGGAGTGGTCGATGAGGGCGTCGTGAACGTCTGCATCGCAGACCATCCTGACGAACCACCGATGTTGCCAAGGATGGCAGCGCGCCACTTGTACTCAGTGTTGTATGATAGGACAGCACCACCGTAGACCCTAGAGAACGTGGCTCCGTTAGTGATGCCGGAAGTCTGATCGCCAGAAGCCCACTTCAACGTAGTACCATTCGCCTCGTAGACTTCGATGGCGTAAGCCGCAATCGTATGAGAGGTTGATCCTCTAGCACCAGTGAACGTTGGTGTTAGACTACCTACAACTGTGTTGACAGGCGCAAGATTGACAGGCAGTTCTGTCTTGTATGTGGTGAATGACGCTACGTTGTAGTTCCAATCACTCCACGCACCATATGCGTCATATGTCTTCGGGTACCAGTAGTAGGTTGTACCCCACGTCAGCGCGGGACCGTTGTATCCACGCACAGCCGTTGAGGTTCCTGCGGCTACGCCAGTAGCGCCAGAGTCCCATACGAATGTACCAGAGCCAGCGGGGGCACCAGCATACATGTGAATCTGGTAGCCGCCCATGTAGTCACCGTAAGGCGCGTCGGCGTCATTGCGCGTGATGTTAAACGTAGGAGTCAGGGTCTTGATAGAGTTGGTGGGCGTTTCAGAGATAGCACCACTAGGCTGTGACGGCGGCGTGTTAACTAGGTATCTCTGGAAGTCAGAGAATGGACCCCATACGCCGTTCTTGTCGGCGGTGCGAGCACGCCACTGATACCACATGTTTCCTTGAGGGTGACTGAATGTTCCAGCGAACGATGTGCCGCCCGGATTCCAGTAGTAGTCAAGGATATGCCATGTGAAGTTGTCGTTGTAAATGTGCACATTAACTCCGGTAATGTACTCACCAGCGTCAACATCATTGTGGTACCCTGAAAGGGTTACGTTGGTGCCCGTGTGAGTCACTACGCTGCCGGTCGGGTATAGCGAGTGGGGTGCGTACGGAGCGGTGTTGGTGCTGTAGTCCACCCAAATGTACGGCTGCGAGCCTGAGGCGTGACGTGACCAGAACTGCTTAGAATATGCTGCGCTGCTTTCGCTCGATGCATTGTACAACATGAGGCCGTAGTTGGGGTGTCCGGCGAACCAATCTTGTACGATTTCAGTAATGACCATGTAATACCACGTGCCATCACTCATGTTACCATATGTCTGCTGGCTGCCGCCCCATGAATCTAGATAGTCGTTTACGACAGAAGCCCCATTGGCTCCCCACAACTCGTCTACAGCAGATGAGCCACCGTGGCTACCCTCTGACCAGTCCGCCGTCTTGCGGAAGGCATAGATCGTTCCGTTGCTGGTGCCCTTGGTGTGATAGCCGGACGCAGGCGCGTTTGCACGCATGTACAGACGAGCCTCGTTAATGGCGGTCTTGCCACTAAAGTCGATAGGCGCGTACAATGTGGCACGCGTTGCATATCCTGTTCCAGCAGACCAGTATCCAATCGGGATGTGAAGGTCACCGGGGTTTGCGGCTCCACCGTTTGAAGCCGCCATCATTTGCTTAGTAACCGTCCATGATGAAGTAGCCATTAACCCACCGTAGCCATATGTTCAAGGGCTGAAACAAACTCCTCAGCCGTGAAGATTTCACGCAGCGTATCTTGTGCTGCGCCGTTAACCGTACCATCCGGCGATGATACTTCGTGCCGGATAGTCAATACCTTGTTAGAGTCGAATTCGAAACCGAAGTCAGATGATAGCCCCTCAGCGCCCGGTCCATTGATGCGTGAAGCAATAGCGCCTGCTACTGCATCAGCCGCTCGCTCGTTAGCGGGAACGGTTGACAGCAATCCTTGAGCCAAAGACATACCGATGTTGGGACCGAACTCCATCAAGTGACGAAGGACACCCTTCTTGGTCGGTGACATAGCACCGATGTATGATCCAACAGAACTAGACAGTCTGCGGGATGCCGCGTCCACTAGGTAGACGCTAGAGTAGAGTCCATCTGCAAGGCTGGAACCAGTGTTGTAACCATACGTACGAGCAACAGTCTGTAGGGCAGTTAGGCGTCCTTCTGCGGTAGCCTTGTACTGCTCTGCCGCTGCGCGAACCTGTGGGTCTTTGCTTCTAAGTGCAGCGGCCAATTCGTCACCAGACAGACGACCCTTGATTGCCATAATCTCGGACATGATATCCATACGGGTAGTCGTGCCGTTAATGTATCCATCCAAGATGCTAGTGAACTCGGGGCTGGTCTGCTTGATTGAAGTGTTAAGGTTGTTACCAATGCGAAGTCCGTAGTCCAGAGAAATGTTAGCCATTTGCTCCGCAGTCAATGTGAAGTCGTTCTTCGTCGTCTGTACTGCGCTCGTGAATCCGGGGATCGTCTGCATGTATCCAGAGTGAATCTGGTTAGCAGCGCTCACACCAGTGCGACGACCAGAGACAGTCAGGTATGACTCCTTCTCATCAGCGGCACGCTCTAGTGTCTTGTCATCACCGAACGAGCCACCCATGCTGCGAGAAGCACTCTTACCGATATCACCCATGACCTTAGAGCCAGAAGTCGGAGACTCCATTCCCAAGAAGCCAAGGATGCCACCTACGATATCACCCACGAATCCAACTACTGCCTCAGTAGCCGCTCCGATTGCTGCTCCCACGCCGTCTACCATGCCCTTGATAATGTTGCCACCAATCTCAAGCACTTCGTCCCAAATGGCAGGTAGGATTGCGGCAAGTAGCAACAGTAGACCAGCAATGATTACAGCCGGTCCAAGTGCGATTCCAAGCGCGATGGCGGCGTCGAAGGCCGTACCAATCGCAGCACCGATAATCGCTACAACGGGCATAACTGCCGCGCTGATAATAGCCCATAGTCCGGTAGCCGCAGCCACCACAGCGGCAGACGCTCGCTGTCCTAAGATTATGGCTGCATTATACGCAGCGCCGATAGCACTACCAATAGCGGCCACAACCGGCATAACGGCGGCTTGTACCTGTACCCACACGAACGTAACAGCGGCGATTAGGGCGGCTGCCACTCGGATAGCCAGTGCCTTAGCGGCCATGAATGCAGCGGCGATTCTAGCGCCAATGCCCTTAACGATATTGATTGCCGTAGTCTCTACGAACGCCCATGCGGTCTGGAAGGCGGTGATAAGCGGTTGCGCCTTAGCCATAGCGAACGCCTTAGCCTTCATGAACGCGTCACCGATTGCGGCACCTAGCAACTGTACCTGTAGCATAGCAGCAAGGGCTACGCTGCGGATGGTGTTCATCAGCGCGGTCATCAGTAAGTTGTAACCACTGCTGATTCCGCTAGCGACTGCCTTTACGATGTTGACACCAAGAGCGGCACCGATTATGATTACCAGACCAGAGGCTAGGGAGAAGATGTTATCGAACATAGCCTTGATTGCGCCCCATAGGATTTCCACGAAGCCCGACAGGAATGCAACTAGCCCGTTCCAGAATGTCTCCCAATTCAGGGTCAACAATCCAGTGAACATATCGAAGATACCTTCGATGATCTTGAATGCACCCTTGACTACACCGATGACCAACTCGACAAATGAACTCAAGGCTGCCATAGCCACGCCAAGCGCAACGGTCAAGCCAAGCACCAAGATATCTACAAGCGGCTGAATCGCAGTCACAAGGGCTACGATAGCCGTGATCAGGATACCTACCGCGATACCAACTGCATTAATCGCACCAATGATGATGGTTCTCAAGACTGGCGCTAATACGTCCGTGATGAAGCGCGTAAGCGCACCTAATGTGGGGAGAACGTACTCGGCAATCTCGCCTAGCGCAGTAGATATCTTCTCTGCCATACGGTCGAAGAAGTATACAATCTGGTCAATCGTGCGACTAATGAACTTAACGATATCGTCGGCCATATTGCGCAGCGGTTCCATGAACTGCTCAAACTTACGCTTTCCAGCCTCTAGCGCACGAGGTAGAACACTTGCCACATAGTCTACAATGGGGCCGAAGAACTTGCTACCAATATCAACAATGAACTCGCCAAGGTCACTTAGCAGTGATTGTGCATCGCGAACGAACTTGCCAACGCGCTGCTTCACAACATCGAACATCTTGGTCGCATCGTTTGCGAACGATCTGATGCCGTCCACCACATCATCCCAATGTTCGTTGATGAACTTAACCGCGTTCTCGGTCATATCTCTGATGCCAAGCACGTTTCTATCCCACGCAGCATACAGGATGCCAACGGCTAGAACAATCTTGCCAACGGGACCGGGAATACCAAGCATAGCGGCTGCGATGCCTGCAAACTTGCTGGCAGAGTTAAGTGCGTATAGTGCGGCAAGGGCAGTGATCAACTTCTCGATCATGTCCACGGCCTGCGGGTTGTCTGCTACCGTACGGATGCCCTGTGCCAACAGGTCTAGTGCGCCTGCTACTCGTCGGGCCACGCGCTCTAGTAGGGGCAGGATCAACTCACCTAGCGACTTGAACATGTCCACGAATACAGAGCCAGTGCCGCCAAGGTCTAACTTGCTGAACAGGTAACCGAAGGCGTCGGCTACTCGCAACAGAGAATCACGGATGCCACCGAAGTTGTTAATCCAGATAGCGGTGATACCGGCTACGGCAAGGCCGATCATGGTGACAATCGGAACGAACCGACTCAACACACCTGCTACCGCTTCGGTGCGGCGACCTACAACGTTGCCAAAGTCGTCAACAACGTTGATTACCTGAGTGAAGCCAAGGAACGCCATGCTCAAGCCCTGTACCACGAAAGCGATACCGGCTCCGAACGCCAACAGCACGCCAAGGGTAGTGAAGATCGCTCCACCGACCACAAGGGCTATAGAGGCGATGGCCGTGAACTGAACAATCCAGCGGGTTACGTCAGGGTGAGTGTCCAAGAACTCCTTGATCGAAATGAACATCTTGCCCAAGCCCTCTACGAACGGCGCTGCCATAGCGGCTGCTGCTTGTCCAATAGCGCGGACTACGGGGCCAATGCTCTCTCGCAGGTAGCCCATCGTACCCTTCCACGAGATTTCAAGCAAGTGCATGGTCTGTTCGAACTGCGCAGAAGCGTTGTCTAGGTTATACTTCTCCTCATTGTAGACGTTGATTCCTTCTCTACGAGCACGAATCTGGTCTTCAATCAACGGGACAAGGGCACGCATTTCGTTCTGCGTTGTGATGATACCGATCAACTCACCACGCTGTTTGTCGGTCATGTTCTCCGTAGCAGCGGCCAACTGGTCAACCAGTTCGGTGATACCTACGAACTCGCCGTTCGGGAACACCATTTCATCGAATGTCTTGCCAAGCGATGCAGTGCTCAACCACGCCGTGTCTAATGCCTTAGATGCACGAACGGTCGGGTCAAGCAACTGAGTGAACATCTGCTGTAGCGCACGACCAGCCTGAGAACCACGGATACCCATGTCTCCCAAGCGGCCTAGAACAAGTAGTAGGTCTTCATACTTAACGCCCAACGCAGGTGCGATGGTACCTGTGTAGCGGAACGCCTCGATCAAGTCGGTGTACTCGACAGCGGTGTTCTGCGTGATCATCATCAACTTTTCAGTAACGTCGCGGACGTTGGAGATTTCCTCACCAACGCGCTTTGCGCGACCAGCGGCTACGTCCTGTGTGGTAGCCAGTCTGGTAAGCCCAAGGTTGTACTGCTGGATAATCTGGTAAGTACCCTTGATTGCCTTTTCTACGTCAGTCTCAGTAATCGCGGCGGTCTGCAAGATAGGCAGCAAACCTTCCATCACGATACCAAGTTCCTTGTTGCTCTTTACGGTCTGACCTGTAGCAGAACCCCAATAGTAAACGGCCTTAGCAACTTCTTCTGCGGGGAACAATCGGGCGCTCTGAGCCGTCTTGTCAATCTCGTTTTGCAGTCTGGTGAAAATAGGTGAAGTCGTATCGAAGATACCCAACGCACCAGCGGCACGGTGAACGCTGAACTCGTACTCGCCCCACGCGTCAACCGACGCCTTAAGGTTTTCTAGCCCGAATTGGCCCATGCCTGTCAGGTCGCGACCTAGCGCCTGTAGGTGGGAGGCAGCACGGAACACTGCGTCGAACTGTCGCTCTAGCGCGTTCAGTCCCTCTCGGAACGCTCCCCAACTGCTCTGTGCCTTAACGGCCTCAGACGCAGACGCTCGTACAGCGCCCGCCGCCTTATTCAGTCCATCATTGAGCCTATTTATGTTATCAAGGCCGGAGCCTTGAACAATTATTCGTAACTGAATATCAGATAATTCGGCCATTTACACACAAAAAGACACCGTGACTTCGTTCCTCAAACCTAGCGATTGCGCTATATATGTGGAACGAAACCACGGTGCCTCCTAAGAATTACTATTGAGCCGGTTGTTAGTGGCTCGTCTGTCGCCCGCCATGAAGTGCCCAAAAAACTCCATCAAGCGGTAGGGTTGATCTAGCATGCCACCTGCCTCGGGCAGAATGAAGCCAGTAGTCCACGGCACGACAATGCGTAGGACTTTGTTTCGACCCTTGTTACGTTCAATCGTGAAAAGTTGCTGTTCTCGACAAAGAAGATACAACTGAAAAGCAGCGGCTATTTCAGGATATTGTCTTCTTAGGCTCGCGGTAGAGTTTCCCTCTGCCGTTTGCCGCGCGAGGTCGAAACTTTTGACGCTTCGTTACTCGACGGACTAATCGAACCGAAGTGCTCGATCAACTTAGAGTCAATCAAGTCAGCGGCTTCGCGATCCAATTCAAGATAACTATCGACCGTAGCAGGTTCGGGGACGGACCATCCAACAACTAGCGACTCAAAGAGCGCCTGCTGGAATTCTAGCCCTTCTTGTAGGGTCAGTCCGCCATCCTCAGAAATTTCTCTATTAGGCATCTTGCTCATCAAAGCATTGAACTGTCGCTTAGACATGTCCTTGCGTACCTCGATGAAGTCTCCTTCGCCAAGGTCAATTCTAGTGCTTTCGTCTGATGCAAACTTTAGGATTCCCATTTGTTCTCCTCTAGGAAGTAGAGGGCGGGGCAACCAGTCAATTGACCAGACCCCGCCCGCCAGTTTAACTTAGGCTACCGTTGGCTCGTTGTTCACAAGCGTCATGGTAAAGATCGGTGCTCCTGATGGCTTTAGGATCAGTGCGTCTGCACTTTGCTCCAAGAAGTCACCAGCCGACAATGCAACGCCGGATGTATTCCATCGAACCTTCGGAATCTGGATTCGGAGCGCAGGCTTGTTAGTTCCCATGCCAGTCATGCCAGACTCACCTTCGAATAGAAGGTCTACGTCGAAGAATGTTTCCGCTAGGAAGCGGTCGTATTCAGACGCGTCCGTGAAGTCCAATGTGCTGCTTAGTCCAACGTCACGCAATCCTAGCGCCGTTCGACGCCATGATCGTGTTCTTCGAAGTGTACCAACACGTTCTAGGTTGTTACCGATGCTGAACGAGAAGTCCTTAACATGGGCCATAACCGCGCCTGCGATTGATACCTGTGCACCTGAGAAGTGGAACGGCATTACGTCTGCGTACACTTCATTGCTCTCTGCACCCTGCTTTACGCGAGTGGTTCCTTCAAGTCCCCACGAACTCGTTACAATCTCACCGAACGCGGCGTTGATTTCAAGCGTGTTAACTCGGATACCACCGTATCGCATCACGAGGATACCAGCGGCAGATGATTCGAAGGTGAATGTTGGGCTTGTGCTGCCCGGTGTGATTACGTGCTGGTAGCCACCGCCTGCATATGCAGACGTTACTACAGAACCAGCCGCAGCCGACTTCAATAGGCTTGAAATGTCGTTGGGGATTAACTCCAACTCCATTGAGCCAGAAGTCATATAGGGAGCCGCCATCGCTACGTAGCGGTCGCGGTCACCCCTGATTTGTTCAGGCACAATGTAGTCATTCGTGTCTTCGAAACTGAATGACGTAACCGGCAAGAACTTCGTAGGTGCAACGGCTGTGCCTTCAACAGACTCAACACCGTATCCTACATAACCAATAGCGCCAAGACTCATTTATCTCTCCGTTGATTAATTCTCACGCTGGTACTGCTTATTCACAGCCAGCGTTAACTGAGCGGACTTGGCGATTACCGAGCCACGCACTTCGACCATATAGTTAGTAGCATCTACTGCCACTTCACGCACGTTTCCTGCCTCACCGTCCAGCCTGCGATTGGCTGTTCGACGCAACCACTTGCGCATAGCGAGTGCTGCCTGAGTAAGTTTCCGGTCGCCCTTAGCCTCCTCAACATCCTTCTCAAAGAATTCCTTTGAGTCGATTATAAGGGTGATCAGCACTTCTAGAGTTCGTATCTCGTATCCGGTCGTTTCAGATACGGGAGCATCACGAATTGGTTGCACCAAAATCGCAGGATACAGCCAAACGGGGATAATCCCCGGATCGCCAAAGTAAATCGACTCAATTCCAAGAATGTCAGCAATGCCACCATCTTGCGACGAGGTTTCAGAAAAAGTTTGAAGTTCCGACTTCAACTTATCAATGACTAGTTCCATTACTTAGGAATTACCTCGTCCCTAATCCACTCAATCGTACCCAATCTTGCTGCCAAAATTACGTTTCGATCAGTGAACCAGTATTGTCGTCTAGGAGGCGTCCAGTTACCCTTTTGATGAACGGTCTTCGGGCCGCTCATGCCAAGAGTAGCAGTGTCTCCTGAAATTTCCAGTGTAGCGCTGGTGCGAATTGCGCGGCCATCATTCATGCCATAGGAAACGGCTGTGCCCTCTTTCCCTTGCATGAAGTACAATGTACTCATCGCATATAGGGAACCGTGTCGAATCAAGATTGGGTGTTGTCCACCGAACCCCTCTGCCTCACGATCCTCTACTGTGCGTTGAGCCAAGGCTACCCAACCGCCAATTTGCGATCCCTCGCTCCGATAGTTGTGCGCCCACATTTCTGCTACGCGCTTAACCGCATTGCGAGGATCAGGAACTTGCAACTTCTTTAAGATCAAGTTGAAAGCCTGCATCGCAGCATCTATACCAGCGTTTTGTTCAATCGTTATAGTGATAGGCATGATTAGCCAATCCGTCTACGGCGATAGTTCTCCAACATTTCGCCAATCTGCTCTGTGGTGAACGGGACCAGTTCGGCGGGACGCTCCGGTGTCGGTCCAGCGAAGTTGGGTCTAAGCAACTCTGTAGTCCACAACGCCGTCGCGTGCTTGATCGGACCCGGTACAGGATCGAATCCTGCGGTGTAGGTGATCGTGTAAATTCTATCTCTACGCCACGGACCTTGCGTGACCGGGAACTTCCACTCTAGTACGCCAGAAGGGTGAACGCGAATGTAGTTGGTATCGACGGTCCACGAACCACCGAAGTCATCTTCGTAGGTAATCGTATCAACAGACTGGACAGGGTATTGATCAACCAGTATCCTATTGTTGCCGGTGCCGTACAGAACCTCTACGTGCTCTTGCAGTTCAAACTTACGTTCGCAGTAGGCTTCCACCTGCTCGCTAGCGGTCTGGATGAACTCGTCAATGCTCTCCATGAAGGGCTGCATCTGCTTGGTCAGGCCCAATGGCAACTTGTCAAAGTATTCTCTAGTGATCAATGCCATTACGAAGAATTCCTATTTCTGCCGTCATCCGGCGCTCTGCGCTGAGAGGCGTTGCGGCGGCGTCTTGCTGACCGTAGCGCTCCCTGCACAATTCTGGTTCTCGCTCTAAGTGAGAATCGTCGCTTGTTAAGACCACGGCGAAGTCTCGCACGCTGGAACGACCCTCTCTCTGTACGGAACTTAGGTCGTCGCTTTGCCTGCGGTCCACGCTTGTCACGGACTACTCTCCCCGTCCGGGTGACCGCCTGCTTCATGCTTCTTCGTCGCTTCCGCTTGCGCTTCCGCCGCTCGTACAACGCCATCTAGCAGTAACTCCTTGAAACGATCCCACGTGAACGCCTTAACGCGTTCAAGGCCCAATTCGGCGCGACGAGCACGCTCCTTCGGATTCCGCTTCAATGCGAGGATTTCCTTCGCTAGCGCTTTCGGATCAATGTTGGCATACTTAGTGCCTGACTTGTGTATTTCCCAATCGTACGGACGGACTCCCACGCCCGCAGGACTCGCAACTTCCCAACCTGCCCCATAACGGGTGACTACGACCGGAACTCCACAAGCCATCGCTTCCGCGATTGGGAGTCCAAATCCTTCCACTTGTGATGGAAGAACGAAAAGGTCGGCAGCGTTGTACATGTCAACGAGCGTCGGGTCTGATTCACTGGCTACAGGAATTGCAGCGTTGTGAGCGTCCATCTTCGGATGGAAGACGACCTCGTTATACACGCCATACGCATTCGTGATTATGGGGAGGTTCCAGCCTTCCAGCCAGTAATTGTTATGTGGTACAGTGTGTGCATATAGGATGATATCCTTTTGCTTGTACTGGTGCTTCAAGATGGACAGCGCCTCGATGAGTCGCGGCCATTGCTTGCGTCGGACATTCTGCGCTACGCAGATAATGACGAACTTGTCTTCCCAACCGAACATGCGCCGCGTTTCTTCTCGCTTCGCCTTGTCGGGCTTGAAGTCTGAGTCGATGCCGTGATAAGCATAGTCAATGTCGCGATTAAGCGACTGCTTCGCCACGTCAACTCCGTACTGTGAGCATGTGAACCAGTGGACACTTGACAAAACTTCTCTCCACTGGTATTCTACTATCGGCTCTCCCTCTATTGGCACATAGCCATAGAAGGGAATGCGGGCCGGGATGGTCTTAGTGTATGCGGTGAACGTACCCGGATCGCCGGTATTGTATACCACGTCCGCCTGAAAGTCTTCAATGGCATCCTGAACGCTCAAGAGGCCCATGTAGTCTTTCTCGTGCGGAAGGTATCTAGCCTTCGTCCCCGGTAGTTGCGGCAGGTTCGTCTTGCTGTTCTCCTGCCCCGCCAGATACGCTACGTGGTACCCCGATTGCATCAGCGTTTCCGCCGCTGCCCGATTGACCTTGCCGAACCCCGTTTGTAAGGCGGGGCTGTCTCCGACGATTAGAATTCTTTTGCTCACTGGTTGGCTCCTCTTGGGAATCTGTTACTGTCGCTGCTGCGACTATATCTGTGTAACGGTTAGCGTGAATAGGCTGGCCGTCCTCAGTATGACGAAAGCCCATCAGCCAAGCGCGACGAATCCACGTCTTGTTGTCAGCGGGCAACTCGATCACGCCGCCCTTTACGGCTACGTGACCAGAGTAGAAGTAAAACTTCCAATCGTTCTGTCGAGTAATATGCTTCAATCGTACGACTTCGGCCATCTTATTACCTATTCGGGTCTGACGAAGGCGCGTTGGTCGGGAATGCTCGCTCATCAGGATAAGCGACTGCACCACCAGCACCAGAAGCCTTACGTGCTTCCACGGCTGCGAATACATCAGTAGCCGCGTACGCTTCGTACGCTTCCTGAGTACCCTGATTGAAGGACTGGTTCTCCTCGTCACGAAGTTCGTGAGAGCCTGCCAATCCCTGTGAATCCATTGATCCGGCGTCAGTGTTGTTCACACGTGCCTTGTTGCTAGAAGCGGTTGTAAGCGGCAGTCCCTCAGCGGTGATCCGCGCCACAATGTCATCCTTCTCCAACTTAGCGATCTGAGCAAGTGTACGCTGGTTGCTATTTACTGGCATGGTTTCTCCTTAGTGAAGGGGGGCTTACGCCCCCCGTATCACTTACGCTAGGGTAAAGTTCGTTAGGCGAACCGGACGACCCTCAAGAGCGAAACCGAAGTAGCCCTTGATCATGAAGTCCGTGCTGTCACGAGTCTTTGCCAACTCCTCAAACGTCAAGTCCTTGTGAACAAGGAGTCGAGCGTCTGCGCGACGAATGAATAGGATATCGCTGTCCGAAGACCAGTGCGGCGATGTTACCATCGGTAGTCCGTCATAGGTTCGAACGCGGAATCCGGCATTCACTTCAATCGAGTCAGTGAACGTCTGCTGCGCCTGTAGCAAGCCGTTAATGTGGCGTCGGACGCGCGGGCTGATAACCATAAGGTCAGCAGTTCCAGCGGTCATATCGACAGCCTCATCCAGCATGTCAAGCGTCAACGCTCCGGCAGAGCCATCCATCGTACCACCGCCAGCGTTTAGGCTGGTGTCGGTGCTAATCTGGTATAGCATTCCCTGAATGTCGTTGCTTGCACCTGTAGCGGTTACTAGGTCAGTAGACAACTTCTCGATCATTGCTGCGGAGTGAGTCTCAACTTCTGACGCCAAAGCGTTGAAGACTGAGCCTGCGGCCTCCTGCATCGGGCCAGTAACCTCACCACGGGTGTATAGGTACTTAACCGTCTTGCTTACCTTACCGTAAGCGGTGTCGCTTACAGCAGGTAGCGGTCCACCGTCCGGTCGCCATTCGGCGGTCGGTAGGGCGGTTCGCTTGCGAATCCAGTACGTATTCGTAGCCCAAGGAATCTTGTTAACTACATTGTAGATAACAGGTTCCTTACTAACGAAGTCACGGATGCTCTGATCAACTACTTCGGGAAGCAGGTAAGCAGCAGCAGTGCTCGCTAGGTCGAGAGCCTTACGAATCGTATACGTATCAGCCATTAAATTTCCTCTCCGTGGCGCGCTGCAAGCGCCATACGTAGTCGCTCCTGCGGAGACATGCTCTTTAGAAGCCCCTCAAACTCGTCGTTCTGCGCCTTTGTGATCATCGGCGGTGTCGGAGTTGAAGACTTTTGCTTTAGGTTAGCGAGTTCTGCTTCCAGATCAGCAATACGGTCAACTTCTGACTTGCTAATCTCTGGTTCAGTTGTCTCAGGCTCGCTGCGCTCGACAGTAACCGGCGCAGGAGTTTGTGGCTTCAATGCCTCAGCCAATGATGAGAATGCGGTGATCAGCGCGTCCATCTTCGACTCTAGGCTGTTGTTAGCCGGTGATTCCTCTGCGGGAGTCTCGGCGGGAGTCTCGACCTTCGTTTCCTCAGTCTTAGTCTCTACCGTAGTAGTCTCCTCAACGGGTGTTTCTTCTGTGGTAGTCTCCACCTTGGTTGACTCCACAACAATTTCTTCTGCCATTTCCTCTCCATTGCCCTCGTCTGCGAGAGCCTTTTCAACGGCACGGTTTAGAACCGTCCCAAGGGAAGGCGTCCAAACAGGCCGGGTAGTATTCGCGATATGTGTCAGTATCACCGACTTGAATGTTCGAACCTTACGTCCAATGCTCTTAACGAGTTCATCAGACCATTCCAACACGTCGCCGTTGATACTCATACCAAATTTCTTACCCGCCTGAATTTGACGGTACAAGAAGGTTGCAGCCGGGTTATCTTCGTTCAAACGAACTCTCACCCGAAGGTGGTCATTCTCCGTGATTTCCCCATCCACAAGGTCGCCCAAGTGTCGGAGAACACCCCTACCACTGGTTGACTTGTCATGCTCGTCCAGATACGGAATCGGATCGCCAGCGGCGAGTCGATCCTTAATCTGAGCCGCGAATGCCTTAATCGCCTCAGGGTGGATACGCTCCTCCTGAGAATCAATCTCGGGGCCAGTTGCCTCACCAACGATATACAGACCGTCATCGTCAACTTCGGCCTTCGAAATCGGCACCGTATACTTGAAGTGAATGTTACTCATCTGGCTCCTCGTTCGGGTTTACACCCGGTGATCCGTCCGCTTCTTGGCCTGCCGGTCGCGCCTGCGGCGCTGCGCCGGGTTGAACCACCGGCTCCGCTAGCAGTCGCTCCAACGGCACTACGCCTGCGGAGGTTGAAATAGTCGGCACGTCGCCGCCCTTGATTGGCTTGCGGCCAAGTTCAGCGCGAACTTCGTTGCGGACGAACAATCCGCTTCCGACTGCTCTATCATAAATCTCCATCGACGCCATCTTGCTGCGCGAGTCAGATTCTTCATGCTGGAACAAAATGTCGTCCCAATTGAATAGATCAAGAATCAAACGGTCGTTGACTTCTTCCTCAACAATCGCTTGTAGAGGGCCGACCGTTTCCTCGCGGAACGTGTGATCGGCTTCCTTAGAGGTCGAGCGGTTAGAGTCTTCGTTGATTCCCAACTTCTCAGGCGCGATATCTAGCACGCCGAAGATTTCCTGTCGATTGATACGGCGCAGTTCGGTGAACTCCATTTCCTGATGCTTCGAAACGGTAGAACCAATTTCGATATCACCCTCAAGGATAATGGGCCGGTGAGCGTTTGCTGCGCCCACGTAGTTCTCCTCTAGCCAAGCGCGGTTGCGGTCAACCTCGTCCTTGGTAGCGTTCTGCATGTTGAACACGGTACCTGTCTGCGCGGCGTTCTCAAAGAAGGAACGGTTGTATCGCATAGCGAACAAGTCCTGCGCAACGGTGTCCTGTAGCGAGTTCAAGGGCGATAGGCCGATGAGGTCGCTGTCAGGGTCTTCAATCGCGAAGTGTAGAATAATGCTAGCGTCGTAGTAGATAGCATCTGCGTCCTGATGGAAGGGGCCGTATCGCCACTGCACCAGTTCATCGTTCTCGATGACCGCATCCATATAGCGAGGATGCAGGCGCTTTGCCATTCTCGGTCGGCCACCTAGCGTCATGTCGATCCACCAGTATGCCTCACCGTAGATCAGCAAATCCTTGTAGGTCATGCGCAGCAGTTTCTTGCCGTGCGACTTACGGAAGAACTTGACAAGTTCCGACTTGTGTAGTTTAATAACGTCCTCTGTTGGGTCAGAGGGCACAAAGTTGTAGCCCGGTGCCGCCGACACCTTAGCAATCTTATCAATCGCTGCTCGTACCCAAGGGTGCTTGCGGTAAATCTCGCTGTAGATACCGGCCATTTCGCGCTTTTCAGCGCTAGGCATATCCACGCCGCGAGAGGGATTCTTTCGAATAGCCCACATACGCGCACCCGGTGCCGGGATCGTAACCTCAGCCTTTTCGATTTGTGCTACCTGCTGCGCGTCTGTCACTTGTTCCGCCTCATGGAGAACGTCAGCCGTGTAGGCACGCCCTCGATGTTATCTACTTCAATCTTCCACGTGTAGTTGCCTATCACGGGATGCGCCTCTTGTCCGGCTAGGATAGCCTTACGCACTTTGCGTAGCACCTGCTTAGACGTTGGCGTGAGTTCTGTCTTGGAGATAAGTCTATCGAGTTCTTGAATCGTCATCCGGCACCATATTTTCGCTGCGTGGGGACCAAGTTACCTCAGCACCACAACGTCTACACGGTCCCTTGACAGGGCCGCTGATTTGACGAAATAGGTCACGATGCTTAATATTCAATACTCCATCATTTTCATAACCGAATAGCGTACCGCATGACGGACACTTCACAGCAATCATAGTTACTCACTTTTAAAGATACTTCATTGCCTTAGCAATGTCAGGGTTTGCCGCGTAATACTCGCAGAACTCCAACCATAGGTGTCGTCCAAAATACTCGCGTACTTGATACGGGTAATCGCGCCGGGTGATAAAGTTGATGTACGTCTGAACCTCGTACGCCTGCGACTTTAACAAACGCTCCTTAGGTCTGATCCAGTTGGGCCAATCCCAACGGAATTCCTGAGGGACAAATTGTTCTTGATCAATAGGACCGTCCAGTGCGTCGTCCCAATTAGAGGGCCGTGATGCGACCGGGCGTTCTTCCTTCTCCGTAGAGTGCAAGGCAGAGTGACCAGAAGTAGTCATCTTTTTTCCCCGAAAACTTGTAGAACCCGGCCTCACTCTTGACTCGGGTGATGCCGTGAATCTGACGCAGTAGGTCGGGGATTCTCGGGTAATGAACCGAGTTACGTTGGAGGTCGGACTTTAATTGCGTTGCCCACTGCTCCTTCTTAGGATTAGTGAACACCGAACCCTCAACGCTGATGCCAGCGACTTCGGGATCATTCTTGGCTTTCTCAACAAAGACTTGGCCGAGGCCAGTTTGGTCAATGGTGATACGTGAAGCGTGTGATCGCGTGATCAACGCCTTGATGTAGCGCCACTGATCTTCATAGTCGTCCTGAGTGGCGTGAATAAAGCGAACGTGGCGCTGGACTTCCTGATCCTCGTTCTCTATATGCTCGACCACCGTGAACACCGATTCGTCCTTGGCTTTTGCAAGGTCGATCCCGATTGAGACAAATCCTTCTGGTTCCCACCCCGGAGGGATGGATTTCCATATTCCCTGATTGTCGTCAACATTATCCGTGATGAGCGACCAAGGGTAGAAACTGGACAATTCATCAACGAAGGTTGCCTCATACTCGGTTTGGAATTGCTGTAGGTCGTTACCGAATCCCTCAAAGATCGCGATGATCGGCCCACGAGCATATGTCTTGATGCGAGTTAATGTGTCCATTTCCGGGGCCATAGCAAGGGCTTCTTCGTAGTAGCCTTCCTTGACGTAGCCGGTGAACTCCCACCACGGAACGGAATGTCGGCTGTAGCCGGGGTACGCGTCCACGTCCACGCAAATGTCGTAGAATAGACCGGACTGACCCAACGGCGTGCTGATGACCGTCATGCGCCCCTCGCCGCGAGAAATAGCCGGGAGGGCCGCTTGATAGAGTTTCGCAGCATCACGGATGTGCGCGAACTCATCGAAGTAAATGTCTTTTCTACCTCCGCGAATAGCGGAAGAAGCGGGCTGAGAGTGGAGGATGCTGACGTGCGGAGGGGCGTGAAACGCCAACTCGTACGCGCTGTCAGTGTAAAGTTGTGGCTTTAAGCCAACGTCCTTTAACTCGTCGGGGATGGAATGGTACAAGTTTCGCGCAATGGCGATCTTGTCGGATGCCTCGTCCTGATTGATAGAAACGTAGTTAGCCTTGTAACTCGTCCTCGTCGTGGCCGAGTGTGCTCCCTCCATCGCTATGACTGTTGAGAATCCAATCTGCCGCGCCTTGTTCACTACCCTCATCATCGAGCGGTCGTTCAGAAAGCGAATCTGGTAAGGCTCTAACTTCGTCGGCGCGCCCTCCAACTCCGTCAGGGCTTCGTTCCACACTGACGGACTGTTGACCAATAAGTATTCCCAATCGCTCGGGGTTAAAGCCTCGCTTGGTGGTAATGGTGAGGATTGTGTCAGACTTGGTGTTATCAGGCTCGTCATTCTTATCAATCTGGTGGCGAAGGTTCAGAAGCCCCTGTACGATCTTTAATCGGTCAGTTACGTCCTTACGATATACGCCACCTAAACCGCCTTCTTCGGGGGGAAGCATTTCTGCAATCAGGGCGGGATATAGGTTTCGCGAGAGCAGCGCTATAAGCGTGTCAATCTCGTCCTTGGTCTGAATCGGCTTGCCATCCCGAATCACACCCTTGAGGTAATCGAACTGTTCAGGCGACAATTGCTCCTGCATGTGCTCAAGCAACTTAGCGCCTACGGCCTTAGGTACAAGCGAGCGGCTCTTGTTTACAGAACCAGCCGGTCGTCCTCTTTTGCCGGGACGCGATCCTTCGGTTGTGCGAACTGCCGCTGTTCCGTTTGGCATTGAAAACCCTCTTTAACAGGGCATAAAAATAAACCCCTGTCAGATACTATACCTAACAGGGGCAACAAATGTAACACTTTATGCTATTCTATACCGCTTCTGAGCCTACCTGTAGAGCCTAATCGCGCATCGCGCTGGTACTGTTGGCGATATGGGTACCATCCTCTTGCACCGCAGTCCATACACGTAAAGTACGTGCTGTCCACCATGTCTACGTTATCGTTGGTGCACCGTGGGCATGGCCGTCTAGAAAACCGCCACGCACGCGCTTGTGCGGGACTCATCTTCTTGGGCCGGAACTTCATATACGCCGCCCACGCTGACAACAGCCATAGCGGCGGTGCTGCGAACCCTAGAATAAAGGTCGTCCAGAACAGCCATGTCCACATGATTTACTCCTTGCGCTTTGGGTTGGGTTTTGGGCCGAGAGGCATCGGCCTCAAGCGCCCATTGTGCTTAACTCGCTTCATCAATCTTCACAATCTTGTACCCGTTGGTACGCAGACCATGAACGAACGAGTCTACGAACAGGTCTTCCTCGCGAGCGAACTGCTCAGGTGAGCCATGTGAGGCTGCGGTAAGCCCAACAGTCACAAGTCCAAGCATGTACTTTAGTCCTTCTCTCAGGAAATCGTCTTCTAGTCTAGGCATCTTGTACCTCCTTATCTTTCGTGTATATCAAACGTACAATCGTTACAGATGTAGATATCCTGAGGATCGTCCTCGTAGATGCCTACGTATTGTCGGCATTCACAGTCTGGACATTCGCAGATTGTGAAATCCTCTGTTCTCATGTTACTCCCTTTGTCAAGGCCGCAAATGATAGCGGCATCTTTTGCTCGATCATTCCTCCAATAGCGTGTGCATACTGGCGAATCTCATATTGCGCGTGTTTGCTGGCACGCAACTCGTAGAAGTGCATCCAGTTGCGGAAGTTACCTGTCACGTACATTTCGCTGTAGATACCCACTGGCAGGACGCTACGTGCCAGTTCCCTTGCCACACCATCGGCCAACATATTCTGGTACGCATCCCACGCTACGTTATATGCGTCTTCATAGTTTTCCGCAAGTGAGTCGTTTAACCTATCATCTTCCGTGTCGATACTACTTTGCCTGTTATCGGGGTCAGGAACCCTAGCCTTATCAGGCCAGAAGAAATCTCGCTCCAATGCCTTGTATCGAGCCGAAAGTTCGTTGTACGAGAACGTCCGGTGACGCTGCCACTCCCGTATCACGAAGATCGGTGCCTTGACGTAGAACTTAAAGGTCGCATGCTCAAACGGAGTCATGTGCCCGTTGTCGGCAAGAAAGTTGATCAGTCGCTCATCTGGTGCGCCACGCCAGTCAGGCATGACCGCACCATTGCTGATGCGTGCCGCCTGAACAACGCTAGCGTCGGTACCCATCGAGTCAACCAACTCCAACTTGCCTGCGTTAAGAACGTCCACTATTCGGCTTCCAACTTGTCTGCCTTCTTGGCGCAACGGCTACATAGCGGCTGCGGACGAATCTCGTCTGACGGCCAATACTGCGGCGGTTCAATCTCGGCAGTACGCTCTACGACCTTGTGCTCGGTGAACGGCTTCTTCTGGTAGCCGAAGTTGGTCTTCAACCCGCCCGTAAGAATGGACGGAGGCTGACCACACATGGTCTTCACCCGGTGAACGATATGCTCGGGATAGTGCGTCTTGATAGTCGCATTGCCCCATGAACTCTCGTATTCGCGGTCACTGGACTCAACGATCTTCTCGTCCACGTCCTTGACCATGTGCCATACGCCCCGGTGCTTGTATGAGCCGCCGTTATAAACGAACTTTGCGGTTGCCATCGTAATCATGTCCCTCATCAGGGGCAAAATGTGCGATTGCCCCATTCTCGTCTACGCTTAATCCACCAGTGCACAGATGCCAGTAGCGATGCTCCTTGAGCACTGCGTCCCACAGCAAGGTGCGCTGGCGCTTCACATGTATGTGCTGCTGGCTCAACTGAATGAACACCACCAGCCCCACAAGGGTGAGGAGCATGACTAGGATCATTAGTCCGATCATATCCCCTCCTCCATTGGTACCTTAATCTCCCACAAGCGCGTCATTCGCGTCTTGCAGTTCACGCACTTCGGCTTTCGCTTCCAGCGTGGCAAATCATACGTCTTGCCGTAATATGTGCCGGTCCTAGCACCTAGCCCGTGTGGATCACAGGCTAGGCACTTGGCCCCTACTAGGATCATGAATTTAGGCTTCATGCGGGCCTCCTATGCTACGAACTAAACCATATCCTGATCTACGATATCGTATACAGTGAACGTTCCGTCCTCATTCACGTCAAGGTCAAGATCGAGAATGATCTTGGTAGGCAGACCCTTGATCCCCTCTGCTTCTTCGTTCCACGAGATAATGCCGGTAACGCTTCTCTGAACTCCTTCTTCCATCATAAACCTCTTAGCACTTACTATTTCCACATACCTGACACTTCATGCACCCTTCCTCGCGGACGAACGCGGCGCTGCCGCACTGTGTACATATCTCAGGTGTAAACCCGGTTGAGGGTGCTAGCACCTGCGCTGTCGCGGGCACTTCTGTTCGAACTGGCTCCACAGGTACATCGCCCATGCTAGCGTCCCTCAATGCTTCTCCTACTGCTGTGCTTAGTGATGGTTGCATTTTACTGTATCCACCAACACCTGTCAACTGCTCCGCTATCACTTCCTTGGAAATGCCGTATCGAAGTCCAAGGCTGATCAAACGTCCTAAGCCCTCAGCCCATTCACTTATGTCGCTTGACGCTCGCCCCACTTGGACAAACGCTTCAATTGGTCCGTTATCCTCTGCGTAGTTGACCGTGACGAACGCATGCCCATGCTTCGTTCTCTTGCGCTGTGTAACGCCAAAGACTTTCTCCGGTCGCATATAAGGACTTGCTGTGTGTGTATCGTGAGATTCAATCTTTTCCTTTTCTTCTTCCTTGGGCCGCGATAATACAACTCCTCGGTTGCATCCATCACGGAAGTAACTAATTCCCTTTAGGCCACTATCATAGCACAGTCGGTACAGTTTGTCAACATCTTCGACGGTGTGGCTATTTGGAGCGTTAACCGTCTTGGAAATTGACGAGTCGATGTACTTCTGCGCCGCAGCCTGAATTGCCACGTGTTCCTCGACCGATAGTTGGTCGGCGGTCACGAAATAACTAGGTGGCGTATCAGTGCCTAGCGGGTCGTTTTCTTTTAGCCATTCCTCGTAGGGCTTTACACGCATGGTGCTCTTGCCCATGCGGTCGTTACGCTCGTACTCCAATGCGAAGAAAGGCTCTAGGCCGGAGTTGACGCCCGCAAGCATGGACGTGGTACCCGTAGGTGCTTGGGTCAGCAAGAACAGGTTTCGTAGTCCAAACTCGTCTATATGAGCGTGCAAATCCTCTGGAATGTCCCTCAGGTAAGGTGCGTCCAGCATGGACGAGTCCCAACCCGGTGCTGCCCCCTTCTCCTTCGCCAGTAGCGTGCTCGCCCATAGCGCTTCTTCCTTCATCATGCTGTACACCAACTCGGTCCACGATATAGACGCCTCTGACCCGTAACGCACGCCAAGGTACGCGAACATATCCGCTAGGCCCATAGCGCCCAAGCCAATACGGCGTAGTTTCATCTGGCTCTCGCGAATCTCAGGAATGTCGTCCATGTAGTGAGACTTGTCGATCACGTTGTCTAGGAACCGAATTGACGTTCGAACGTCTGCCCGGAATGCAGCATCATCGAAATACTTCTCGGTTCTGCCGTCGCCCCATGTGAAGGTACGCTCCTTGACGTATGCGGCCAGATTGATGCTGGCAAGGTTGCACACGCTGTGAGCGCCAAGTCCCTGCTCGCCGCACGGGTTCACGCAGATGATCTTCTCGATAGCACCAGCGGTGCTCATCTTTTGGTAGCGCTCTAGGAATACGACTCCCGGCTCACCGTTATCCCAAGCACCTTCACAGATTTTATTCCACAATTCTCTGGCACGGAGAGTTCGATATACACGGGTAGGTAGCCCACGCTCTTTCCATTCTTGTAAATCTCCCGCCCAAACGGTGTTATAATCGCTGTGTGTCGTGTCGGGGAATTCCAACTCCCACTGCTCGTCATTCTCAACTGCCCTCATAAATGAATCTGAAACGGCGACACTGATGTTCGCGTTTGTAATCTTGGACGAATCCCTCTTTGCATCAGTAAATTCAATAATGTCTGGATGCCAGTCCCACAGCATGAACATCGCTGCCCCACGTCGCGAGCCGCCTTGGATAACTTCTCCGACAGCAGTTGAAGCAACGTCCATCCACCCCACAGCCCCCGATGAAGTTCCGTTGACTCTAGACAGATGACTACCTCGTGGCCGCAGGGTTGACCAGTTAATACCCACTCCACCCCCTCGGGACATGATCTGTACCATTGTGTTAATCGTGTCCATGATAGCGTCACGGCTGTCTGCTCCACTACTTCGGTGAGGGTCTGCTCTAACGGGGATGACAAAGCAGTTGTATGCCATAGTCTCGTTTCCCGCGCCAGCACTGGCAAGGATACGCCCGCCCGGAACGAACTTGAAGCCGTCAAGGATTCGGTAGAAGTCTCTGGTTTCTTCGGGCGTTTCCGCCATAGCATCTGCCACCCGCGCAAAGGTGTCAGCAGGAGTTCTTTCAATTTGCTCTCCATTCTTATCTCGCAGGGCGTATCTGTCCCACCAGATATCGAACTGCTTTTGGGTCATGCCCATAGGTATGATTTTATCCGTTAGTGTCAAAGGTCGCTTCCTTCCATCCTGTCGCGGCTACCAGTTCGGGCGTGGAACTAGTAACCTTCAATTCGTCATTCTTATACTCGCCCATTTTGAGTGTAGTTCTCATCCGGCGCAAGGTATCCATAGCGCTGTCGCCATACCAAGTGTGCCCGGACCATTGCTTGCCAGTTGAGTCGTCTTCGATTGTGAGTGCGAATGCGGGTCTTATATGTACACGCACCCTTACTTGTCTAGGTATATACTCGATACTATCTTTCTTCTTACCCATATACTCCCCTTGCTCTCTTTATATCTTACTTCGGCTATCTGTAGACCTTATACGTATCTTAGGTATCTTATATATATATACTAGTATATAGGTTGCTCGCTTAGTTAGCAAACCTTGCAGTTGCAGATGAACCTGTTGCAAGGCTTGATATGAGGTACCTCGATGGTAAAAATTCCGAGGGCCAATGATACCGCATCATCTTCTAGGGTGTCAAGTGCCACCAGAGTCTCATTGTCTTTCTCGTATACGTCAAAATTGCCTCGACTGGCTATGCCGTAGGCGAGCATAGTCCACCCTGTTTCGTCAAGTGCGGCCTGTGCGATATACGGCATGTCGGAAAGGTCTTGCGACTTCCACATCCTGTTGTTGAACGCAATACGAGGTTCTCTCAATGTCTTTGCTCCCTTCAACGAGTATACACTAAGCCTGCTAGAAAGTCAAATTGTAACCTCCCACCTGATATAGCAAATTAGCCTCCTAAAACGCCCCTAATTCGGTCTTTTGGGCGATTTAGGGATATATCACGTTTTTGGCGTTTGTGAGGCTCCTGTAGGCGTTTTTGGGGGTTCATTTGCGGGTTTACGGGCTTTTTCGACATGGGCGCAGGTGTGCATGATCAATATGAGGAAAATAGGCGTTTATTCGGTTAACGCGAAGTTTGAAAATAGGTCATATTTAGTCGTGTACCCTGCGCGAACGTCTTTTTGGCGTCTTTGGAGCGCATTTGAGGGGGCTATCGTGCGTGTGAAGTCTGATAGTGCGCCATATCGGGCTGTAAGAGTCGCGAGCACAAATAGAACGTACGTTCTACGCATGCACGCGTGCTAGTAGTAGAGTCCTGTGCGCGCCTCTCGCACGCGCATGGTAGAACGGTGTGCATGCATGCATATAGAACGTACGTTCTAGTAAGCATGTGCATGGTGCATGGTGGGCGCATGGTGCATGGTGCATGGTGCGCACACTGCATGCATGGTGCATGGTGCACGGCGCATATAGAACGTACGTTCTACACTGTGGATAACTACCCTACTAGGCGCAATATTGGTGGATAACTACCGCTTGACAAGCATGATCCGCCCGTGAGACACTCCGCTAGTCAAGGTAACTACTCCACTAGAGGCTATGCACGGTGAACGGTTACAACGTTGAAGTACGCAAGTGGACATATGGCGCTATGCAGTACGGTTGCAAGCGTGACGCTATCGCCGCCTACGAGGGGACGCTCCCCATGCTAGGGAACGGATTCATGCGCACGGTGTACAAGGGCGCGCGCGGCATCGTATACAAGGTCGCGGGCGGTCGCGGTCGCCACGCCGCCAATGACAATGCCGCCAACGTTAGCGAGTACGAGCGCATGGTGCGCATCGGACGATTTGACGCTACGCTCGCCACGCCGTGCACCCTGTACATGGTCAACGGTGTGGCGATTCTCGCTATGGTGCTTCGACCGGGCGATTCTGCTAGTGCGAGCGGGCGAGCATGGGACGTGCTGCATGCGAAAGTTCAGCGCTACAATCGCGAGAGTGGCGACCATATCGGTGATATGCATGGGCAGAATTGGCGACTCACACCTATGGGCCGTCCCACGGTGACCGACGTAGGGGACGTGTTCTAAAACACGATCCTACTAGCGAAAGAGAGGGCCGCGAAAGCGGTCCTCTTTTTTGTCTCGCGCGCGTTCTTTTTTAGCGGGCGATCAGTACCAAACAATCCCAATTAGAACGTACGTTCTAGCACGCCTACGCCTACGCGTTCGGGTTCGCATTAGGGTTCGCATTAGAACGTACGTTCGCATTAGCCTACGCGTTAGGGTTCGCGTTCGCAATTAGAACGTACGTTCTACCCGTACGCGTGCGCTATGCGAATGCAAGAAACGTGCCAAAAATCGTACGCAAATAGTACGCAAAAAGGGCTTGACACGGTGGAGCGGAGCGCATAAGGTACGTACATCAGATCGACAAACGATCCCCTAGCACGAAAGGTGCATACAATGACTATCGACACTCTCGCAATCGCATGGGCCGACCAGCCGGACTTCACGGATGACCAGTCTAACGACTACACCATGCGGGGCGGATACGCGGTCGAGCCTATCGCCCGTCGCAATCGCTCGCGGGGCATGCAGGCCGAATGCGGACACTGCGGCACCATTCTTGACACCGCGCATGACCTCGTTCACGTCGAATCCTGCGAGCGCGAGCATCGCCCATACCGATACGGTGCAGCGTGAGGGCGCTACTCGTAATCGCGTTCGCAATCGCGCTAGTGCTAGTGCTCGCGGACGTGCTAGCATCCAGCATCGTTCTAGGGCCGATATGTCCACCATACAGTCAAGAGCCATACGCGATTCTCTGCGTAGCAGGGTAAGGTATCGCTTGACGGCAGGCTAGCGGCGTGTTAGCCTCCCGGCAAGTGGGACGTTACGAATCACGATAACGACCGCTAACAGTCTAGGAGACACGAATCATGGATACTACGCTCATTCGTTCAGGTCGAGGCGTCAAGCATGCGAACGCGGCGCTCGCGGCGGAGTTCTTCGACACGCTCGCCAATACGCACGGCAACAGCGCACAGGCGAAAAGCCTCCGGTCCATTCTGAAGCGTGCAGAGGAGCGGTTCGCGCCAAAGCGTGAGAGCATCCTCGCCCGCATCGCGGCGGACGAGCAGGACGAGCCAGTGCAGGCGGACGAGCCGGTGCAGGCGGAGCCGGTCAAGGTGCGCAAGCCGCGCAAGGTCGAGCCGTCACAGGTCGAGGCTGTCGAGGCGGACGACGCACGAGAGGCGGACTTCGTGACCCGCATGCGAGCACTCGCGGCTCAGGCCGAAAGTGAGGGCGTGAGGGTCTAATCCTCCCGATCCTCACCAGAGAGAGTGTACGAGCAATCGTACACTCTCTTTTTTTTGTGCTCAGAACGAGCAATTAGAACGTACGTTCTAATCCTCCCGAGGGTTCCGGCGAGCCGAGAGCGAAATAGAACGTACGTTCTAATCGAGCCTCGTGCCACGTACGCACACTCGCGCACGCTCGCAGGCGTGCTCGCGCACACACGCACAGGCGGAGGTATTGTAGCAGGCTATGACGTACGGCGGAGCATGATGACGAGTATCACTTTCTTTAGCGCCTAAAAAGTCAAAAATTATCCCAATTCGTGCGCGCGCGCGTATATAGCCTTCGCGTTCGCCTTCGCCTTCGCGTAAGCCTTCCCACTAAGCCTTCGCACCTAATAGATAAAAAATATTGAATTTCGCCTTCGCATAGTTACGCGCAGGCAATTTCTGTAAGAAATTGAGGACTTGACAGCCATGAGACAGTGATGGCCTACCAATTTTGCAGTGAGGTTTTCGACATGGTTTGTTTTTGTGACTGCGGCTGCTTCGACATTGGGGCACCAGACTTTTGTGACCGCTGCTACGACGAGTGCGTGGGGGTTGACACACCAGAATGATGCTGCTAGTATTCTTCCTAGTTATCATCGTGGCGCTATGGATCGACTTGCGCTACAACGACACATCCTGCGAGTAGAGGTACACACACATGGCACATACACTTGAGAGCCTACAGCGCGCCGGATACACCGTGCTTTCTTCCCGTGAACCGGCTGAGTGGCGCGAGCGTGTCATCCAGCGTGCGTTCACGCATCAAGAGTCCATCTACCATGCGGTAACATCTATCGCAATCGAGGATGGGCGCGTGAACGACTACTCGCAGTGCGCATGCACACCGTGCTCACGTAGCGCAGGTAGGCTTTCAGCCTGAGGGTTTGACAGACTTTCGGCGCTGTGTCATGCTGTAGCAGTCAATCACACCGAACGAGGCTCACACCGATGGATATGCTAGCCAACCTGCTCGACGCTTACGACAACGCATCAGCCGCCGACGCCAATGAGGGCGCGGAGTGGTACGCGACGGCTCAGGCTTTTGCCGGAGCGCTGGTTGCTGGTACCAGTCTCTCGCTCGCTCAGGGCGCAGGCGTGGTGGCGGCACTCTCGCCGCGAGTGCAGTGGTCCGTGAACATGGCTGCCGCGACGGCGATTGTTGACGCTGCGATTCGTGGCGTGGATGAGCCGATTGTCGCAGGGCTTTCGAAGAATCGCGCTAAGGCGTGGGCTATCGCCAACGGCGGTGACTCTCTCACGATCCTCGGCGGACAAAAGGTGCGGTCGTTCTACGCTAACATCATGGGCGATGTTGACGCGGTGACCGTGGACGTGTGGGCCGCTCGCGCAGCACTCGGTGAGTTTGCGACCGATAGAATTCCCACTCGACAGTACGAAGCAATCGCAGATGCCTACAGGCTCGCCGCAGATGCACGCGGCGTCACACCGATGGTTATGCAGGCGACCGTTTGGGTTTACACTCGGCGGACTGCAAAAGGAGCATGATGAATCAGTGGATACGATTCCCCGATTGCCCACTATGTCACGGATACGGATGGATGATAGGCGGGGACGAGCAGGTGCAGTGTCCGTGGTGCCGCGACCGCAAGCGTAAGCAGGACGAGAAGGAGCGCAAGTGAGAAGTACATTCGGAGCATTGTTCATCATCGTGGCGATTGTCATTGCCGGTGGTGCAGATCACAAAAGAGAATTAGCAGAATCGCAGGCGTTCGCGTCAGAGCCTTCGCCTTCGCTTATCGAGTGCCGTTGACAGGGCTTGACAAGCCTGCTACAGTGGTGACAACAAACACACCGAACGAGGACAGCACAATGGAACGATACAGAGCATACCAGCACATCATTCGCATCAGCCATGCGGACGAAAGCATGCTTGAGTCTGCGGCGGCAGAGATTGCTACCGTGACCGCAGCACGTTGGGGCATGGATGGCGCGAACATCACGTTCGGTCGTGGGCTGTGGAAGGGTGATATCGAGTTCGGTGCTACCATCGAAATCGTTACTCGCGATTCACTTACCAATGAGCACATGCAGAACCTTCGCAATCACGTGACTGCAATGGGACTCACGGCCTTCGTAACTGTGAACGAGACTACTGCATTCGAATTGTACTAGAGGATACGATTATGGGATACGTTCCCAAGTGTCGCACTTGCGGCCACGTTCAATTTGGCGGAGGCGCTCGTGGCGTGACCGGAAGCCCTTGCGATGAGTGTGGGGGCGTCATCGCCTACGCCAAGGTTGAGCGCTATGTTCCCACTCCTCCTGAGGGACTGGAACGAATCAAGCGCTATGTTGACAAGTGTGACCACATCGGTTACGATCATGTCGAAATTCAGCGAGTTGTCTGTGACGCTCGCACCATCACCATTTGCGTCCGTTGTGGGCGGGAGGCTGTATAATGTTCAAGAGCGAACGGCGTGAGATTGCAAAGCGCAACTCACGCAAAATGAAGGTCGATGGCAAGAGTGTCTTCGTCATGAAGGATGCGCAGAAGAAGCGCGACCTTGCATGGAAGAAGGCTCGCAACGCCAAGCGCATATCCCCGAACACAATTTAGGAGCACACATGCCACAATGTGAAAAGTGCATGCGTATCGCTACAGTGGGTAGACGATGCGACCGACATGCTCGCGATAAGTCCTAAAGGACTCAGGCTAGCAGCGGAACCCCGCATAACTGGATGCCGTTGAAAGGTAGAGTACGGATCGGCTAGCAATTATATACAGGCTGTGAGCGTAACAGAAACGCTACACGACCGGGGCGGAGCGTAGGGAGCGCAAGCGTTTGAACCTGCACCGCACAATAGGTGAATCGCTGGATGCGGGTGCAATTCCCGCCAGCCTGTATACATCACATACGTTATATGAGGATTTGACATGTTTGTTATCATTTGTGAGCCACATGAGGACAATGCGAATTTCGGCTACGGGCCGTTCGCATCACGACAGGCTGCGGCTGAGTGGCTGGAAGCCAGCGCGCTTTACAGCATTCGCACGGGTACCGAGCCATGCCCGAGCGAGCATCCGATCATGGAAATCTTCGCACCACACGAGGTAGAATAATGTACGGCTGGATCATCACGAAGGATCACCTTGGCGACGGCGAAGAAGGCATAATGGGTCCATCATGGATCACGCCCGACATGAGCGCACGCCTAAAGGCTGGCGAGGGCGAGCCGTTCAGGCTATTTGACGATGACGGCGAACTGTACTATACTGGCCGAGCCATTGACTGCTATGAAGGTGAGCCGCTTTGGGACTTCGGTGCTCCAAATGCGGGCTGCACGTACATGGAGGAAAAGGTAGACGGCAAGTGGGAGATTACAGTTGGATAAGCACATCTGGCATGTCCCCTTCACGATTGAGGGTACGATTGAGGTCAGCCACATGGAGCCAATCGACCAGAACACAGCCGAGAGCAATGCGATGGACAGGCTCACGCGGCTAGCACACAGCGAGTTTGCGCGTAGTCGTGAACTCACAATCACGGTAGGCACGGATCAGGAGGATTTGACATGACGATGGGATACACTGCGCCTTCGAAGAAGGCGATCAAGGACGCGATCAAGGAGAGCAACGCCACTCGTTTTCCGGGGCAAATTTTCGAAGTTGAAGGTCCGCTTGACTTTTGGGCGAACGTGCAGGAGACTTCGTTCTTCGGTCCCGAGGCCAAGGTTCCGGGCGAGAACACGGTTGTTGGCCCGGATGCGTACACGAATCGCAAGTGGTACGCTACGCTCACGGTCAACGAGCATGGCGTAGTTACGGGAATCCGATGATCCTGAGCGCCGCTATGGCGGTATTTCATTGGATGCTGGTACTGCTATACCTGATCGTGGGTGATGCATTCATTGCCCTGCTATGGGTAGTGCCCGCGTCGATCTGGTCTACGCTTGCATACCTTCAAATACGTGATACATTGGGAGAATGATAATGGACGAGAATCGCATCTGGAATGGCACGGTCGTGAGCACGACCGATGGGATCAAGGGAGTGGTTATCAGCCAAACCCAAAATCCCGCGTATGTGGTGGTGCGCTACGAGTACCCACATGGCGAGTGGACTGAGCGAGTGCGCGATCTGGTCGTGCTTGATGAGCGTCCGATCATCGACGGTACACGCGTACAGCCTTCGTAGAAGGCAGGGCTTGACAGCCATGAGATAGTGTTGGCAGCGATGGGGCCGGATGGAAGGTCGGGCCGGGTGAGTTACCCGGTGGCCCTGCATCGCATTTACACATTTTACACATGAGGTACACGACATGGCTTGTATGAACTGCACATGGACTAAGGCGAATCACACGAACGCTGTTGCAGCGTCCCTGACTTGCGGGAATTATAGCGAGCGCTTGGTTGCCGAGCGCAACGCTGGACTGACCGTGGTTCCTGACCGCTGCGCACGGTGTGATGAGGCGCTTACGCCACGTGTCACCAAGGGATCGTACCTGTGCAAGTGCGACCAGCCGCGTGCTCCTCGCAGCGTGCTACAGGCCGCAGAGCGCAAGCCGCTCACGGGACAAGTACGATATGGAGGCCGATGAGCATGGACAAGATAACCGCCGTAGACCGTATAATTGAAGCCGCCCGCGCTGCCGGTGCGGCACAAGCACGGGGAGACAATCGCATGCTTGTCATTGCCGAGCAGGATATCGCAGATAACCGTGAACGCATCATAGATAGCATTCATGCGTGGTGCGATTGCGGCAAGGGTTCGCTTTGCCCGCAGTTCGGCGCAGACTTCCAGCACGCATAAGAAAGGGAATTGACATGCTACTTCGGGACATGGTAAACTATCTCGTAGACGTTCTGGAATGCACTCGCACTCAGGCCGTCGCAATCATCACAGCAGCACAGGCGGAGGGTTACACATATGAACGCTAAGGAAGGGTGCGCAGTCGCTATTGGTGGCGTTGCACTCATCATCATCCTGTACATTTTCGGTGGTTGGCTTACCAGCGTGGCGTGGAACATCGTGATCCCACACGCCTTCGGCCTGCCGCATCTGAATTGGGTGCAGGGAATCGGTTTGGCGTACTTGCTGGCCTGCCTTTCAGGCTGGACCGCCCGAACACATGACGCAGTTATGAAGGGAGTCGCACGATGAGAAGCCTTGAGCAGATCATTCACGACAATGGCAACGACAACACACCAGCACTCGACACGCACAACCTGACTGGACGCGCAGCGCCTCGTGGCGTGGAGCCTGAGTGGGTTCCGTTGCAGTCTGACGATCCGATGGACGACTTTGAGGATCGTAACTACGCTTCCACGTTCCTTCTCGATGACGACGACTACGAGCCGGGGACCGAGTTCTTCGGATGGATTGACTGCGAGTAACACGCAGGAAGCCCTAAAGGGCTGAGGACTTGACAGCCAAGGTATAGTGGTGACAACGAACGGCGACATTGCCGACAAACACGACACATAGGAGGTACACATTATGTCCAAGAGCACCGCCAAGCGTAACCGCAAGCCGAAGACCGCCGCTGAGGTCGTTCCGACGCCCGAGGCCATCGCAGAGTTCGGATACATTCGGGCACTGATCCGTGCTCGCAATGCGGCAGGGTTCGTTTCCCCGAACAAGGGCAAGGTTCGCCTGACCAAGAAGGAGCAGCGCCTCGCTGACGCTCACCTTCCCGACTTCGTTACTGCCTAATTGACAGGCAGCGGGCCACCTGCTATAGTGGTGGCACCTACATCTGAATACTCAACCGAGGGTGGTATGCTACGGCTCTGCATGATGATGCTGGCTGAGGTACACGGTGGCCCATGCTTGCATGGTGTCAACCAATCCGTCAGAGGCTATAGGCTTGTAACCCCGTGCGGTTGGTATGCTTGAGAGAGGTTGCAAACTCGCTCAGGCAGGTAGGTTGAGTGTTCAGATGTGGGTCATACTCAGGCTCACAGCGGCAGGAGTGCCGACGATATGATGGCGGGTATCGAGAATGCGGGGCAGCCCCTAGATGCCCGCCATCACAAATTTTACCTTGCATAAAAAGCGGAGTCTTCGGAGCCTTCGGAGCCTTCGAAGAATCCGCCAAGAATCCGAAGAATCCGGTTATTTTATACAGGGCAAGTCATACGCGGTGGGATAGGATTCCAACTTCTTCTCTGTTGGAGCCTCAGTCCGTTGTTCGCTTGCCCTCAGGGGAGTAGGTGCCCGAGGGAACGAGAAGCCGCGCTGCCTACTCCCCGGCTTACACACAGGTGGTCACGTGGGCCGAAAGAGTCTCGCGGGTTCTTCCCCGCTTGAGCCTAAACGATGATGTACCATAATGATGCAGTGAAGTCCAGTCTGCACGCCTGTACTAATACTAAAGTTTTGAAGGAGGCAATGATGACGGAAACGATTTACGATTCGTACGATGGGGACAAACTTCCGGGTACGCTTTTGGCGCACGTGGATGAATCTGAGGCGTACGAAGTTGATCAGACGATGATTCGCCTAGACGGCGATGAGTGGATTCTGGCTACGGCCTCAGGATGCTCATGTTGGGACGGCGAGTGGTCAGTCGAGCGCTACGGCGATCTTGAGTCTCTTTTCCGTGCCCTTGGCGTGGAATCAGACGTTGAGCGCATGTACAATCCTACGTTCGCGGGCGTTGAGGCGCTGCGAGCACAGGTGGAAGCGAAGTTGAACGCATGAGCGAGGTCACAGCGGCCTCGCTTATTGCGCGTTATGCTTCGCACACTCTCACGTGCATGTACAACGCCACTAAGGCGCGCTCTATGCGCGAGGGCAACGGATACGGCGGGCGTGACTGGATGCTCAGGGAGGCGTGCACGTGTGGGCTGCGAGCGCTTCTAGCCGCCAACAGCGTGTCCGAACGGCTTTTAGGAGAGGCTAGCGACAATCATCGTCTGGAAAATTAGGTCCGCGTTTGATCCCAATTTCCCAATTCAGGCGCACCTAAGAGCCTTCGCCTTCGCGTGAAGGTTGACAAATAAGGAGAGCCATGATAGTCTTACAAAAGTGTCCGGGTTGCAATCAGAAGATACCGATTGCAGACTTCAAGGAACACATGAAGCAGCACAAGGAGAAAGATGCGTAGATTCTTATTGGCGCTACTCGTACTAACGCTGATGATGTTCTCCGCTCCAATGGTGGCAGCGTGCGCACCAGAACCTATCACCGCCAACACGCCTACGGGCATTTCAGGCTGTGAGGTTTGGGGCGAGGGGATCGGAAGCCATTATGGCCCCGGTGGTGGTGTAGCCATGAATTTCTGTACGTGGGAACGTAGGCATTCGCTAGGTTGCGGATTTGCCACGATCACCAGTCTGGATACTGGATTGTCGGGCACTTTTCCCATCGTGGATTTTTGCGACTGCTATACTGGCACTGCCAATCAGAGGGTGGTGGATATGCAATTTGGAGTGTTGGCCGCGCTAGGACTTAGCACTTCGAAAGGATTGTACGCCGTAAACGTACAGCCATCATCAGGACAAGTTGCGCTTGCACAGGTTGCACCAGCGCCGGTCGAGATAGTGTTGCCTGATACGGCAATGGAAAAGGAGGACTAAATGGATACAGTTATGGTGGAAGTCACCGAGGATGACATTGGCATTCCGGGCAAGTGGGAAAGCGTAGATGGTACTAAGTTCTGCATGCTCGACAAGGCTATTCGCAGAGCAACGGGAACAACGTTCTACACCATGTTCGGGTCCGCGACCGAAAAGGATGGACGGCGTGAGATTATGCTTCCGCCCGAGGCTCAAGAGGCACGCAGAGCATGGGATCGCGGGCTTCCTGTGAAGCCGTTCAAGTTTACCGCACCAATTGTGGAAAGATAAGGAGATTCAATGATTATTGGTATTGTCGCGTTCATCCTGTTAGGGCTGATCGCTGCTGGACTGTTCTTTTACGCGTTCAGCGAGCCGTCTTACAATGGTGAGGGCGGCTTCAAGTTTGGTGCTTTCGGCGCTGGACTTGTTGTTGCGCTGTTCGCCCTTCTTTCATTCGGCTTCACGCAGATTGAGCCGGGTCACGTTGGCGTGGTTACGTCATTCGGTCAGGTGCAGAAGGAAACGCTTGCTCCGGGCCTACATTACGTGGTTCCTGTTCTGAATCAGGTCACAGATATGGACGCTCGCGTGCGAAGTCTGCGCGTTGAGGGTTACACTGCCGCATCCAAGGAGCAGCAGGACTTGTTCATGAATATGACCCTAAACTACCACATCATCCCTGAGCGTGCAAGTGAGATTGTCGAGCGCATCGGTACTGACTTCGAAGCGAAGATCATCATGCCGAGATTCCTTGACATTCCCAAGAGCATCACGGATGATTACGCTACTACCGTTGTTCTCAATTCACGTGACGAAATCCGTGAGCGCTCAATCGAGGCACTTTCAGCGGCGATTGAGAAGTACGGTTTCGTCGTTGACACCATCAACATTGAGAACTTCGCTTACAGCGCGGAGTACAACGCAGAAATTGAGGCAAAGCAGCGTGCGGAACAGCAGGTTCAAACGGAACGCCAGATTCTCGCTCAGAAGGAGATTCAAGCACAGCAAGCAGTTGTGCAGGCTCGTGGTGCGGCGGACGCACGCATCGAGAGTGCTCGTGGAGAGGCCGAGGCGAACAGACTCCTTACTGAGTCTTTGAACCCTGAGTTGATCCAGTGGACCGCGATCCAGAATCTACAGGATAACATCAACATTGCACTCGTTCCGAGTGATGGTGGTTTGATCCTTGACATGGGTTCGGCGCTCACGCCGATTGACGAGCCTGCTGGCGAAGGAGAGTAATGGCTGACCGAGATCACAAGTACATATTCTGGATCGACCTTGAAACAACAGGCTCCGATCTGGACACGGTGAACGAGCACAGCGGCGTACGCACTCGACACGAGATTATCGAGATTGGCGCGGTAATCACGGACATGAAGTTAAACGTACATGATGGGCGGAGCCATGTGATCGGCCACCAGATCGACATGGAGAATGTCGCTCCCGTGGTCGTGGACATGCACACCAAGAATGGGCTGTGGAAGGACGTTGCCAAGTCTACGCTGACGATTGGCGAGGCTGACAACGAACTGGCCGAGTGGATCAAGCGTTTCAACGGAAACGACCACATGGCGTTTGCAGGCTCAGGCATCATGCACTTCGACCGCAAGTTCATCCGGCGCGATTTGCCTTTGCTGGACAAGCGGATCACGCATTGGGGTCTGGACGTGGGAGTGATACGCCGGACGTTCAAATTCCTGCTTGGGTCCGAGGAATGGCCCGAGGACAACAAGAGCCATCGAGCCATTGACGACGCGTTGTTCCACATCGAGGAAATGCGCTTTGCACTTGACAAGATGCGCACGGGTGTGGTATAGTACACACTAAGGAGAAAAATCATGTATCGAGTCGTTCCATCCCCGCTTGGGGGAGTATGGCTACAAACTGAGAACGGTGTCGTAGTCGCATCTGGTGAAAACGTGCATTCGCTAAAGGCGTATATGCGTATGGCTATGGAGCGGCGCGAATTCTCACCTTTCGTGTACCTGTATGACGAATTCGGGTCACGAGTCCAATTCAAGGAGTACGTGAAGAACTAATGACGATCCTAAACAACAACATGCGTGCCATGTTCAACGATAACAAGTCGCCCTTGGTGGCGAATGTGCTCATTGAGCGTGCGCTACGTGGAGATTACAGTCGCACACGCGAAATTGGTCCGGGGGCTGACGAGCGCGGAGTTGACATGTTGATCATCGGCACCCTATACTTGATGGTGGCCGACGAGAACACCTATCCCTTGGTGCCCGACACAGAGGCATTCGTGCTTCGTATCGAGCATGAGCCAAGGATGGTGGACTATTGGATGTTCCCTGACGTTGCTCAGGCAGAGGCATTTATGACGGCAGGAAGTTAATCCGGGCGCGTTCTTCGCCGGGAGGTCGGGGGCTTAGGCTCCCGACCTTTTACGTACATGGAGGTAGAAAATGACAAATCAGCGTGACGCCGAACCCAAGACGCCAACCGGCATTGAGTTCGCTCATTCCTTGATGACCGACAGTCAGCCGGGGAAGGTGCGCCGCCGTCCGATCAAGGAATGGATCGCAGCCATCGAAGCCGAGGCCGCCACCGAGCACACCATCGCTGACTGTCGGCGGGCGGTCGAAGATCACATCGGCCAGTCCATCCCCACCGAGTACCGCGCAACGCTAGACGTGGAACGGCTGGCTGAGGCGTTGCAGAAGGTCGCGGAGTCCAGCGATCCCGACGACGAGTACCCGAGTCCTCTGGATGGGCTGGCATACGATGATATCGCCAGCAAGCGGGCCGCCCGACTCGTCAGCGTGGAGTACGCCCGCCTCCATGAAGGTGAATAAACGAGATTTCCAAAATTGGTTTATTTTCAAAAACGCGAAAAGGCGACTTTCGGTTTCGAATTTTCGGGAGCGCGATTCAAGAGAGGCTTGACAGCCAGCCAAGGACCGGCTAAAGTGGTGGGACACAGAAAGGAGGAGACATGCCACAATTAGAACCCATAGAAGAAGGACGAGCGCAGTTCGGCCCCGAGGCTATCGACACTTGCCTAAGACAACGCGAACCGGGTACTCCATGCGTGCCGTGTGGTCCGTCTATCCAGCGCCGCGATGCAGGCTGGAATTGGGACGCAAGCCTCGGCCAGTGGATCGAGCCTATGTACGAGCGTTGGGCGCGACGATGGGAAGAAATCTCCGGGTCATTTGATACCATATACAATGCCACGACTACTACCAATAACACTTTCACAGGCTGGAATTCATATCCACCACCATCTACACAGGAGGCATCACCTATGCCGGACTTCAATGGACACAACACGTTCACTCGTGTGAGCACAAACGATAGGATGATCTACTGCTTCCAGTGCGATTCGCGAACCCAAGAAAGCAACATGTTCACGTGCAGCGAGGAAGGCGACTGGTTCTGTCGCCCCTGTGCTGAGGCGCACATTCACAATGGTGATCGCTGCGATTCGTGCGGGTTCCGCCTGCTCAACGGAGGGGCTGCTACCGAGTGCGAAACCTGCGCCGTTGACGTGTGCCATGATCACATGCGACAAGACCACACTGGCTGCGCAATGGGCGGATACGATGGCCGTGATGACGGACGCTACTCTGGTCGTCCTCCGATTGAGGGCTACGGTCGAGAGGCCACGCTTGAGTATCTGGACGAGGATTACACCTTCCACCCGCTCGCTCTTGGCAAGCGCGCCGCTGCGGTCGAACTTGAGGTCGAGTGGGACGAGGAAACGAACAACGGTCGGGTGAACCTGCCCTACGCAGTTGGCATCGGTCATGATGGCAGCCTTACGAACGGGATCGAAGTTACGACTCCGCCCGCCAAGGGTGCGCGTCTTGCCGAGGTCATGCTGGACACCACTCGCATCCTTGCGGCCAATGGCTACAGGGGTGAGACAACGTGCGGAATGCACACTCACATCGACCTTCGTGACAAGGTGGAAGACAAGCGGTTCCTATCGCATCTGTTCAACGCCTTCTTCGCAATCGAGGATATCCTGTACGCCATGCAGGGCGCTTCACGCTACAGCAACTCGTACAGCGTGCCACTGCGAGCCAACTACAAGTTCTTCGACATGTACGGTCAGCGGTCGGGTGATTTCGACTACACGTTCTACCGCATGCCTAAGAACCTTGAGTCGCAGCGTGTCATTGCGCGTGAGAAGACGCAGAAGTACGGCAGTCCACGCTACGCGGCGTTCAATTTCCACAGCGTCTACTACCGTGGCTCGCTTGAGTGCAGACTGCACGAGGGCACGGTCGATGGTGAGAGTGCGCTGATGTGGATTGACCTGTTGCAGAGCATCATCGCTCGTGTCGAGGATGGGCATTCGTACTCGGTCATGAAGAATCTTGCGAGCCAGATTGTGACGAAGAAGAAGGTACGTGCCTTCGCTCGTTACTTCCGGCTCACGGACAAGCAGACTCAGTACGTGATGGACAGAATCGAGAGCGGTCAGGGCTTTGGCTTTGAACTGCCGGACGGCATCATGTGGGGTGTCCCGATCAAGGGTCGTCCGACTCGCGAGCCTCGCGCTCCGCGTCGGCGCATGCTATACGCTGGCAGCATGGTGACGTGCCATGCGTGCTCGCACACGTGGTTGCTGGCTGGCAATCAGACAGAGTGCCCGCGCTGTTGGGGTGCCTTGATTGACAGATACGGCGCTAGGACTTACAATAGGGTGAGTAGCAATACTTACTACAATCTCAACATTTCATCGTCATCGTTTAGGTAAAGGAGAAACATATATGTGTGGACTTTGTGGGTCATTCACTCAGCAGGGCGTAGTCCTGTCGAAGCGTGACCGGACGCAACGTGCACGAGTGCTGGAAGGATTGCTGCTTGCCAATCAGGTGAGAGGTACCGACAGTGCTGGTGTCGCTGCCATCAAGTACGATGGGACGTACGATCTGTTGAAGGTCGCAACCCATCCCTATAGATTCGTGTCACGCGACGATGTGCAGGCGCTACTGCGCACGGATGCTCCGCTCATGATTGCTCATACTCGTATGACCAGCATGGGCAATGATGTGACCGATGAGAACGCCCACCCTTTCGTAGAGGGTAGCGTCATCGGTGCGCACAACGGCATCATCAACAACTACATGCAGATCGACAGGACTGTGAACGTGGACTCGCAGGCGGTGTTCCGCTTGCTTGACTCGTACCCTGACGCATACGATAGGGTGTTCCCGAAGGTGTCGGGATCGTGCGCCCTGTCGTGGTGGGATGCACGTGAGCCAGACGCTATGTTCCTAGTGGCTCACAACAATCCCATGTCTGCGGCGTTCGTGCCGAGGATCAAGACGATCTTCTGGACGAGCGTGCTTGAGCACCTTGAGGCAGTGCTGCGCACAGCGTACGGCAACGCGGTGCAGTACATGGAAGTGAAGAAGGATACGATCTATCGCATTCCGGGCGACAACGTGTACGAGTGGCAGGAAGCCAAGGTTGAGTTCGGAACCGACTCATGGGGTTCATCCTACAGTTCGCAGATTCGTGTCTACGATCACGGCGGATACGGGTGGGATGATGCCGAGGAAGAAGAACTCTGGCGCACGGGGTTTACCTCTAAGGGACTGAGTTCTGTCCCAAAAGCGACTGCGGGATCGCCAACTGCCGAGGGCGGCACTACACTCCCGCAGCCAATGACACCAGAGGAGGAGGCCAGATACGAGTCCTATTGGGACAAGATGATGGCCGAGGACTCAGCAAGAGAGAGCGAAAGCGACTCAAGCGAGAGCGAAAGCGAGCAGCCCGTGAGGCTGCACGCACTCTCTGATGAGGAGTATGCGCAGATTGCGAACGAGCGGTTTGAGGTAGACGACCTTGACGGAACGCTCGATTGCATGTATTGTGATAAGCCCTTGGGTGACAAGGGTGTGTGGGATAACGGGCTACAGATGATGCTGTGTAAGTATTGTCAGAAGTGGTGGGATGATTACGGTCATTACACCACCAAGCCCGTTCCAAGTGAAGCAGCGGTGAAAAAGTACCCGTTGCTTCTACAGTAGATCGCTGCGTGAAGGCACCGCGCAGCCACAAGTGAAAGGAGCAAGGAATTGCTTAAGTTTCTAGTAGCGGTTATGCTACTGTTGGTTGTTGCGGTGCCAGTTATTGCCGCAGAAAAGATCGGGCTTTGCCATGCTACAGGTAGCGTGACGAACCCGTACGTATTCATTGTGATCGCGGAACCAGCCGTTGAGGCCGCTCACATGAACAAGGATGGTAGCCTACATGGCGACCACCTTGGGAACCTTGATTTCTATGCAGAAAGTGAGGCAAAATGCACGATTACAATTACGACGCCGCCGAGTCCGACGCCAAGCGTATTGCCGAGTCCATCGGTGGACCCGACGCCTTCACCAAGTCCGTCCGTAGAGCCTTCCGAGACTCCTACGAGCGAGCCTTCTACGCCGGTTACTTCCGACGAGACAACGATCAGCGTGCCAGACACCGCGATGGAGAACTAGCCTATGACTGATCTAGTAGCATTGAATGGTCGAGCACTGTTCGACCCGGACGATGTTGCGTATGATACGGAAGCCACGCCTGACGAGCGTGGCCCGTATTATGCGTGGATGTTGTTCATCTACAAGGTGAATCAGATGGTGCCTGACACGTTCGCAACAAAGGGTAAGGACATTGAGTTGCAGCGTGACACTCCTGCGAAGGGGTGGTTGACCGAGAAGTACAGCACAGCACGAGTTCTCCGTCCGCCTGAGGGTTCGGACTCGTTGATCTTAGTTCAGGCGGATGACATGAGACTGTACCCTGTATGGGATCATGCGATGCAGCAAGTAGTGAGCGGTAATATTCACAGGCACTAAGGAGGTACACATGGGAGTGAAGCAGGCAATGTCGTTCGGTTGGCGCACCAACGCGGGTGCCGATGGATTCGAACAGGATCATGGGCGCTTTACGATGGAGGTCTTCTGGAATGAAGTCAAGCGCGTGTGGGCGTGGAACGTTTGGGCAGGCGTGAGCCGTGCTGGCAAGCGGGACCAGTCCATCGTGGCTAACGGAACGGAGTTCCTGCTTCACGACGCCAAGAAGGCCGTGCTTCGCGTAGCCTCAGGCTTGGAGCGTCAGGCGCTTGTAGAGGATCAGAAGTTCCGATGAGGGTCAAAGACGAACACGGCAATGATGTATGGGAGTGTCCCGAATGTGGGATGCGCTCGTACATCGTTGCCGATGTGGGAGCGATATGGCGATGGCATGAGGCTGAGTGCTCGTGGCTTTGGGGGCTTGACGCGCACGAGGATGGGAGTTATAATGAGGATGCTGTCGTAGACACTGATGGTCAGGACTACGTGTGATTAAACGAAAGTTTGAAATTTTGTTTATTTTCAAAATTGCGAAACGGGAGAAACGAAAATGAAAAATCCGTACGTTGGAATTCAGAGGACCGTGTTCGCAGCAGGGTATCGAGCAGCCATGAAAGACATGCATAAGTTTGCAAAAGGCATCAAGGATACTACGCCTGACGTGCCCAAGGAAGGACACGTGGTATTACGCGGGACAATGGACACAATCATGTCTGCGTGTGAGGAGTTGACAAAGGAGGAGTGACATGCCAAACTTGGAGAAGGCAGAGCGCCGAGACAAGAAGCATGACAAGAAGAAGAATGGCATGCGAGTGAACGGAAAGAACATCGCCCTGTTGCTACGAGCACAGGAGAAGCGAGACAAGGAACGACTGGAAAGGAGAGAACGTGAGCGGACAGATGGTGATGACACCGGCTGAAATCTTCTGCGAAATGCAGACGAGCGACAACACAAAGCGGGCATACCGTAACGATATCAACAAGTGGCAGCAGTTCCTCGCGTCACGAGGCGGGGAAGAAACGACCGAGACTGCGCTTGCGTTCAAGGCTGCGCTAGAGAACACGTACTCACCTTCCACGGCACAGCGTACGTGGGGCACAGTGGCCGCATTCTACGGCTGGATGAAGGGTACGGGTCGCGTTGACGCGACTCCGTTTCATGGGATTAAGTCGCCTACACGACCTATTAATGAAGCCCCACCTGTCCCTAGCGATGAAGCAATTGCCAAGTTACTCAACGCTTGCAAAGATGGAACGCCGTATGGCAAGCGTGCTTGGGTCATCATCAGCCTCTTGCTCAACGGACTCCGAGCACAGGAAGTTTGCGACGTTAAGATCAAGGATATTGTCCGAGACACCAACAACAAGCAGTGGATTCTCAACGTACTCGGGAAGGGTGACAAGTGGAGGGCCGTCCCGCTCACAAGTGAGGCGCAGCAGGCGATCTACGAGTTCTTCGAAAACTCTATCACGTGGAACGACAGGTACCTAGTGACGAGCGTGATGGCGGGCGAGAAGTTGAACGTCAAGTCAGTGTGGACTGCGGTTCGCGTGTACGCTCTCAAGGCAGGGCTTAAGGACGAGAACATTCATCCTCACGCACTGCGCCACCACTACGCCACGCGCCTTGTACGTTCTGGCGTGAACATCTTCACGTTGCAGAAGTTGATGGGACATGCTCGCGCAGATACCACACAACGCTACGTCCAGATGGACTACAGCGACCTATCTATCGCAGTGGAACTCGACCCGCTACACAAGTCGGACGAGTCACACGGCATCCTATTCGTAGACAAGGCATTGGAGCACGCAGATGACGTTCCCTTTTAAGGAACTAGAGGAAATCACATGGATCGACTCGGCTAAGTCGTGGTCCGCAGGGTGGTATGATCCTGAGACTATCATTGACTCGGCTAAGGCATGGCAAGGGCAGAGCACGACTGTGGGATTCGTCATCCACGAGGATGAGCGTGTGGTGGTGCTAGCACAGACCTTGGATGATGAGAGCGACAAGGTTGCCAACTTGTTCCTGATCTACATACCATGCATCTTACACAGGAGGACATTATGAGAAAGCCTATTGTTGTATACGTTCACGGCAGTGAAGACAGCATGTACGGGATGGGAGTTGACTTAGGGCTTGAGGGTGAGGCGCTAGAAGTATTCTCTTACACCGGATACGAAGTGAAGTTTGATTGTGAAGTTGACACCAAAACTGGTGTGGTGTATGCTTTAGCAGTGGATGGCACCAAGTTAGAAAAGCCAACACGTATTTAAGGAGGACAACATGGAAACAATCAACTACTGTGACGTATGCGGGGAGCCGGATGCTGACTACGCTAGCGTCTTCAAGCCCGGTGCTTGGCTATGCCAAGACCCTGAGGCATGCCTTTTGAGACTTGCTTCGCATCCAGTAGAGGAGCGGGTTCGCGTGATGCTTGGCGAACCGGCAACCCCTCGTGAACTGGCGTAACATCGTTGAGGTTATCCTAGTCAGCATGATCGGGCTAGGATCACTATTCATCATCCTTACTCTGATCGGCGTGTTCATTTGGGTTGGCTGGATGCTACACGGAGCAGCGTTTTAAGTATGCTAGGGTGCGTGGTGTGCGGTTCTGCCTTCGAACGGAAGGGGAGTCGTGGCCCTATCCCAAAGTATTGCAGCCAGCCCTGCATTACTAAGGCGGGCCGCACACCACAGCGGAAAGCATACGAGCGTACGTACAGACGCATGGAGCGCGCGCTAGGCAAGCGCAGAGAGTACGAATTCAATTACAATCGACGGCCAGAGGTACGCAAGCGCAACGCCGAGAGAATGCTGTTCAAGTGGCACAACGACCCTGAATACAGGGAGCGTGAACTGCTACGTATGCGCAGCACGATCCATCCAGAGATTGTACTGGCCGCTCCATACACAGGACACAAGTGGCTACAGATGGCGCACGATGTGGTGCGCAAGGACGGCTTCGATACGTCCGCTCCTTGGGCCGACGATTATTGGGACGACATGGGCGAGGCAGTGCTGGCGCTCCTAGAAGGACGCGACATGAAGGAAGCAGTAGTAGCCTATCGCAAGAAGGAATATGTAGCGCGTCGATTGACTCAGCACTTAGGGGATTGGGGCGATGACGAGGACGAACAGAACCGTTGGTTCGAAAGCGTCATGCCCAAGGCTGAGAGCGCTGAGGACGAGGCACTTGCTAACGAGGCAGTGGTGGTGTATGCTAAGACTAGATTCCGAAACGTCCACACCAAGAACAGGGGCATGAAGCACAAACTATCACAGCCAAGCAATCGTCGCATGAACAACGGCAAGGGCTGGCGTAGAAAAGGAGGACTGTAATGGACACGATTGAAATAGACTTCTTCACTCTACAATGCGGAGAGTGTGGACGCTTCTTTGACATGCTAGACTATGCAGAGGCAGCAGAGTGGGAATTTGGGCACGACTGCGGGGCAAACGATGACGAAGATAACCTACTACCCTGATTGGCTAGCCCTGCCAGACGCGAGACATGTCTGCAAGTGTGGTCAACACTCACAGACTATCTCTACGATCTGGCTACAGGTAGAGTTTGCTATACCGCGCCGCGTTCCTCTACGGCCTCTTGCAACGCTAGCAACTCACGTTCACAGTCAAGCAAGTAAGCGTGACGCTCCTCGGTGATCATATGCATCCTTGGGATGCGATACTTAAAGCCGTTGTGTGAGAACACGTTCGGCTTGTTGGAAGGATCGAGCACAAGCAGAGGTTCCTTGCGCTGATCCATAGCGCGACTGATAATCTGAATCCACCACTTTAACCACTGTACGGTGAGGCGGTAGTTTTTATTCTCAGCCGCGTAGGACCGACTATGGGCGTCATATTGGAGGGCATTGACGTGGCCCACACGCCCCGTAGTTGTGACGATCCCGTTACCGGGCATAAACGCAGGGTCGGGACCATCATGTTCGATGAGCCACTTTCCCAAGTGTCGTTCGCTATCTCTAGACCTCCGCAACAATCGTTGTGCTGCACTTTTCTCTCCCATTACTTCACCCGCTCGTTCTCTGCGAACAGGAACAATGACACCGCTCGTGCCAATCCGTTCGGTCCCTCTGCGCGGTACGCCTTGTCATCGAAGTACGCCATCGCAGGAATCTTTTCAGCAGTCAGGCGATCCCACGGAATACCGTGAGCATTAAGTGCATTGACTACGTAATGAGTCTGCTCCTCCATAGCATCCGCATGGCTCCACCCCTCATGATCATGCCATGCCTTGCTGAACCTTGACGAGAAGATCACGATGGTGTACCCTTCTGCCTTCAAGGCCCGGACGGCGTTCGCTGCACCCTCGATAGGATCACCCGCGCCGAACATGTCCCCGAAGGGGAAGATGGTGCCGTCGAAGTCCACGCATACAATCCCCTTGGCTACAGGCGGGTGGCCTGCGTCGATCACTTCCTGCTGGTCGAACTTACTCGTCAGCATTATTCATGTACCTCCCAATCAACGTCTTCTGGAAGGGCTATGATCGAACCGTTGGGACCACGAGGCTCTTTTGCTTGTTCTATTAAAGCATTAATCTCATCACTGCTCACGTATTCATGATAATCCATCACGAACAAGCCTTCTTTTCGATACCAATGTAGTGTGGCTCTTGGCATTATGATCGCCACACTTTCGGTTCATGCAGCACGCCTGCTTTAAGCATCGCCAGACGGAGTTCCATGTGCTGCTTCACGTCACCAACGCAACGAACCTTGGTACGAGCCACGCCGTCACTCGTCAGGCGGTTAGCCTTCCGCCAATCATGCTGGCTCATGGATTCCTTGGGTGACTCGACCCCAAACATTTCAGCCAGATACTCCTGCGTAGCAGGCTGGTCGCCCTTCTTCACGAAGTCCAACTTGGTATCGCACGTCAACTTCTCGCCCAACGGAGCCATGCCTCGCTCCATTAGTTCGCTATTAATGTGCGGTAAATCATGGCGGCGGATGTAATGACCAGTCACCATGTCTGCCTCGTTGTACGCTTCCACGAAGCGAGCGAGGGCATAGTCCATGTCGTCCCTACCTAGCAGGTAGACTTCCATAGACTCTGGATCATCGGCCCAACACATTGCGAAGCCGGTTAGTTCTGCTGTTGTTTGCCCATCATACCAGTATGACAAGGGCCGGTTTTCGATATCGAAATCGAGAACACGCATTGGCTTACTTAGAATCTGCACCTAGAATCTCCTCAAGTGACGTGTTCAACTGCGGGATCAGGCCCGCTGTAAGAACAGCCTTTTGCTGCTCTAGCAAATCTTCAATCTCATCGTCTGCCTGTAAGGCATACTTTAATCGCACCAGTGTACGAGTAATCTTTGCATTACGTCGCATCGTGCGACTGGTAGTATCAGCCATTTGTTTCTCCTTCTTGCAACTGTGCAAGTAAATCTTGCATTTGTGCTAGTCCGCGCTTTCGGCGCTTTTTAATCCTGCGCAACGCTGCGCCGGTCGCCCTTAAAGGGTTGTTCCATGAGTTGTTGTACTTGTCTAGCACACACTGTTGACACATGTGCGTTGCACCAGACGTAAAGACTCCCACTACATACTTATCATGACCCTGCGGGCAAAAACGCTTTATAATCCTCGCAGGGTCATAATGTATGGGCATTACTTCTCGACTACCTTGTAGCCAAATCCATCCATCGCCCGCGTAAACGTTGTCGATAGCACCTTGCGATACTCGTCGGTATCCTTGATCCCGTTGGATGCAAGCATACTAAATAGGATGGCTAGTTCTACTGCGTCGGTGCTTGTCATCTTCTTCTTGCCCTCGGTCGCCGCTGCAACCTGATCAATGTCTGCCATTTAACTGTCTCCTTTATGGTTTCTCCAAAGGTCGTCCTTGAGGACTGTCATTGGTACTTCTCGCTTACGGACAACCTGCAATCTGCGGGTGTCCAGTACGCCCATTTTCCTAAGCGTTGTTCCTTTCTTCGCCGCGTACTGGCGAAGCAGTTCCTCCGCTTGTTCTTCCAGATTGTCCATCGGTATCCATCTTCTCGGTTAGTTTGCCGATGGCACGCTTGCGCCGCATGTGTACGGTGCGTCCCTTCGACTGTGCTAACTCGTTAGCGGTACGCTCATCAACACCCTCGGCCCACTGCAATAGAGTCTGTCTCTGCTCAGGTGACATTTCGGTTGCCATGATGTTCTCCGCTTCAACTAGGTCAAGGTGAAAGTCATTCCCTATCTGAGAAGTGTACACATCTTGACCCTCTAGGTCTAGTGAAGACCCATGAGTAATGATGGAGCCGCCGTGATTGTATAGCGCTGCACGAATGTACGCTCGTTCAGCAATCAGACGCCGAAGGTACTGTGTAGTATAGTTGACCGGATGCTTTTCCGTTTGCTCGATAACTATAGTACGGGTGCTACTTCGATTGTCCACTCAGGTATCCTCACATTGATCGGTTGCTTATCGGCTATACGTAGCCCTATACCAACCTGCTTATCCGAGAGCGCAGTGAGAACCTTTAGCATGTTCTCTCCTCTGGCATGCCAGCCTGCTTTGCCCTCGTATGGCACAACTTTTAGTGTGTCATCTTCATATTGTAGCGTAACTCTACCCATGTTGTCAAATTTTTGTTGCTCTCGTAGAGTTTTAACGAACTTTACACGGTCTACAACGGTCTTATACTTGATGGGATGGAGGGCATCCTGCTTAAAATCAAGCGGTCCACCCACGCGTAGCATCTTGTACAAGCCTACCACACGGTACGCATCATTGTGTAGCGTAACCTTCTCGTCACTCCACAGGTTCATTTCCGCATCACCTATGCCACGCGCTGCCTCTAGGAAGCCTGCGTATACATAGCCGAACAACTCATAGTTGCCCTTGAATTCCTTTGCCGCGAACCGAATGTTATTGGTGGCCGCAAAGCGTACAGTGTCACGCTTAGTCCATATCTTACCCGCCACGCTGATAGGAGATTGATCGTACTCCACTACACCCGGCAGGACACGGCCAAGGGTTTCAAGTTCATCCCCTGTAAAGGCTATGCTGCCCTGAGACTGTGCTGAAATATCCGGTGGCATGAGCAGCGTCGGAATCTTCTTCGTCAGTCTCGGGAAGTCCTCGTTCTTCGGACCCACCAGTGTGCATCCTATCTCCCACCCCTTGTTCAAGTCCTCGATCCAATACTCCTTCTTCGTTTCCGCCTCCTTGCACGCTGTAAGGAATTCGCGTGCAGATATCACCGCTCTGAACTGTTTTGTAGTAGCATGGACAGTCGCAATTATAGTGCCGGAAGACGCACCCGCAACGACCTTGAGAGTCTCGCCGTTTGCCTGCACAACGACGCGATCCATCGGTTCCTTCGCGCTCTCGCGCACGTCCGCGAAGCGCCCTAAGTTCGCGCCAATCTTCCGCAGGGTGCTCCCGCTCACTCTCTCGTCCATGCCACTTAGCCTCCAAGTCGCCCAATGAATTTGATCCCATTGATAGCCTCTGTTACACTCTGTAGCAGGTTCTTGATCTTGGTGGCCGAGGTCTTTGTTTCAATCTCAGCCATCTTCAAGTCCCACACTTCAATCTCAGCCATGCGCTCTGCCGCAGCAGCGCTCATCTTCTCGCCCGAAGTCATCATCTTCTTAAAGGCGTTGGCTTCCTCGTTCTTACGCACCGCGTACGCCATGTCTGCCTCACCCTCAGCCACCCCTGCTAGGTAGCCGAGTTTAGTGTGAGCCTCAATGAGTAAGTTCAGGTCGGCGCTGGTTGGATTGCTCGTCAACGTCTTCATGACCCGCTTCATAAATGTAGCGTCCGCCTCTTGAATTGGCATCTAGGTACCTCTCTATCTTTTCTAGAACTTCTTCGGCGTCTGTATACAGCGCCATTGCTTCAACGTATAAACTCTTTAGAGTTTCATCTTCGATGAGGTCGGGATCAATGTCGTCACCATCGTCCCATAGCCGCTTGAACTCTTTAATGTCTATCTTAGACTTCTGCATTGTGTTCACTTATCCGTCCTGTCGGCAAGTCCATGCGCCATGTAATCTTGCCCAACTGCTCGTGCCGGTTCTTTACGACCCGACATTCTAGGAATGGTGACTGTGATTGCTGGTCACGCTTTAGCATGATCGCTACGTCAGCCGCATCCCTGATTGCTCCGTGTCCCTTGAACGAGTAGTAATCTCCACTCGTGCCCTCGCTCTGGCTCTGCGCCATTGCGTTTGAAATCTGGCTGAACGCGATGACGGTGCATCGTAGTTCCTTCGCCAACTCCTGTAGCCCGATGATGGTGGTACGCGCATCCGCTACCTCATCACCCGTGTTGCCTACGTTCTGGATGAAGTCAACAACCAGCACGTCAAGCCCATCTGTCTTGCTCAGTCTAGTTGCTGCGGCCCGAATCCCTTTAAGGTCATATACTGTATCGAAGATTCGCAGGTTTGCTCCCGCCAATCGTGACTCGGCATCATGGAGTCGAGTAATTGAGTCGCCTCCAAGTGCCACGCGTTCACGAATGTTTCTTTGAGGGACGCCAGACAGGTTAGACAATAGCCTGATAGCATAC